ATATACATACGAGGAAATATTGGTTATATTAGCGACGGAAGAATGGACAATACCGTTGCCTCCACTTTCTTAATATTTATATGAAACCCTCACTCTGTGGACAGTGAAACAGAGTACAATATAAATGTCAAATGAATTCTTAGCTAGAAACGGGCTTATCGCCCAGAACAACTCTACAATAACAGGATCGCTTAACGTAACCGGTGGTATAACTGGCTCATTACTAGGAACTGCATCATTCGCAGCAACAGCATCATATCTTACAGGATATATATCTCCATTTCCTTATACAGGAAGTGCAATCATATCTGGAAGTTTAACTGTAACCGGATCCCTCAATACATTAGGTAATATTACATCTACAGGTACATTAACAGCACAAACGCTGGTAGTACAGACAGTAACATCATCTGTTAGCTTTATAACTGGATCTACGCGTTTTGGATCATTAGCTGCTAACACACACGTGTTTACAGGCAGCATGAGCGTTACAGGTTCTGTAACTGCAACTTCATTTGCCGGTAGCGGAGCTAATTTAACATCTATTCCAAATGCCGCTTTATCTAATAGTACAATCTCAGGAATTGCTTTAGGTAGCAATTTAGCTACATTAACTATAAGTACTGGATTAAGTGGAACTTCATATAATGGTTCTGGAGCTGTTACTATTGCTAATACCGGTGTAACATCAAATGTTGCTGGTACTGGTATTTCAGTATCAGGAGCAACAGGTGCTGTTACTATCACAAATAGTGGTGTAACTTCAATTGTAGCAGGAACTAATATTTCAATAAGTGGTGCAACAGGAGCAGTAACAATTACAAACGGTGTTACAAATAATAACCAGTTAACGAATGGTGCTGGGTATATTACTTCGGCGGGTAATGCTGCTACAGCAACAGCAGCACAAAATGCAACTTTTTTAACTCAAGCTAACGCTACATGGGGAGCTAAAGTACAATTAGGCGGGAATGGAGCAGGATCAGGCGTTGCTAATATCGCTGTTGTTCAAGCTACTGATGGGAACTTACACATGGATAGTGGTCTTGGTAAGTCCATGTATTTAAACTATTATCATAATGGTATAATATATTTAAACGGTAGTACATATACTATTAGTGCTAATGGTTCACAATATAATGGTAATTCTGCAACTGCTACAACAACAACAGGTAATGCAGGTTCTGTTACTTATTTACCTAATAGAACTGATGGAGCAGCTTATCAAGTTCTTTGGGGTGCTGCTTATTCAAATACTATAGGAACTATAGCTTATTCTTGTGCCGCAGTTACTATTACTTCATCTACAGGAACATTAAATGCTACAACATTTAGTGGTGCAGGAACAGGATTGACAGGAACCGCAGCATCGTTAAGTATTGGTGGTACAGCTGCATCAGAAACTTTAGCAACAGTAACAAATAGAGGTAGTAGTACATCACAAAATATTACTTTTAGTAATGGAAGAAAAGGATTAATAGGTGTATACGATGCTGCACAAACTCAAGCTATATTTGCTATGGGTGCTGCATATATTTTAACAGATGGGGGTGCATCAAGCACTATAGGCAATTTATATGGACTAGCTTGGTCATATAACCCAGGTTATGGTGGAGCAGGAAATAACCCACAATCAATAGCAGGGTTAAACCATCAGCTATTACATATGCAGAATGGTGTTACTACAGCAGCAATTGGTTCTGGAATATGGACAAGTGGTGGAATAACAGCAGGTGGTACAATAACAGCTCCTACATTTAGCGGTGCATTAAGTGGTAATGCAACAACAGCAACTTCAATTTCAGGATATGGTAATCCAACAACAGCGTCTAGTGCAAATACAATAGTATATAGAGATGTTAATGGTTATATTACTAATAACTATTTCTATACATCAGGTGGTGGTGCTGAAAGAAATGCATCAGGTATGGGTTATTTCGCGGGACATAATACTGGTGATTATTATATTAGAAGTTATACATCAGCCGCAGTTGCTTCTTTATTAGGATTAGGAACAGCGGCCTATCAGTCCGCTAACCAAGCATTAAATACATCTAGTAGTCCTACATTTAGTTATGTATATCTCTCTGTATTAGCAGGAACTGATTATGGTGCTTTAATGTATTCAAATAATGGATCAAGTTATACTCAATGGAGAATTGCAGGTAGTAAAAATGGATATGGAGGTATATCAGATGGGTATAGTAATGCTCATATAGGAATGTATGATTCTAGTGGTAATGGGGGTGTTTATAGAGAAGTTGGTGGGGGGTGGTATTGGTACTATCTAGTAGCTAATGCTTGTATGGGAATTAATACATCTACAACATCTGCTTCTTATGGATTATATGTATTAGGATCAATATACACAACAGGAACTCTTACACAAGCATCAGATGTTCGTAAAAAAACAGATATAGTAACTATAGATAATGCTCTTGAAAAGGTGACACAAATGAGAGGGGTGTACTTTACTAAAATTGGTGAAGAAGAAAAAGGTAGACAAACAGGTGTTATTGCTCAAGAAATAAATGAAATATTACCTGAAGTGGTAATTCATGCTGCTGATGTTGATGAATACAGTGTGGCTTATGGAAATGTAGTTGGTATATTGATTGAAGGTATGAAAGAACTTAACGCAAAATTAGAGGCAGCAAACACACAAATTGAAAATTTAAAACAATTAATAAAATAAATAACAAATGGAAATTAATTACAGTTGGACAATCAACCCACTAGAGGCATACCCAACAGCTTCAAGTGAAACAGACGTAGTATTCTTAGCACATTGGCAGTTTCATGCTACTACTAGTTCATATTCCGCATTATTAATCGGTGCACAATCGTTAATCTACTCTTCAGGATCCGCATTTACATCATTTAATGATTTAACGTTAGAGCAAGTAACAGGATGGGTTACTGAATCTATGGGCAGTGGTAGTGTGGATAGAATGAAAGAAAATTTAGCTGCACAGATTGTAAACCAAATTAAACCCCCATCAGTAACATTATTTTCACCGTGGTTAAATACAACTACAACTAGTACGACAACTACAACTACTATTTTAGAAGGGTAAGAAAAACTTGGTTGGCTCCTAGATCTTGTATATATTTATATCAAACAAAACAATATAAAATATGTTACTTATTATCTTAGTAGCCGTGATAATTATCGGCGCCATTATCGCTAATTACAAGAAAATTAAAGCGATTGTATCTTCAGTTGAAGCAAAAGTAGAACAGGTATCAGAAACCGTATCTCCAGTATTGCAAGATGTAGAGAAAATGATTGATCAAGCTGCCGCAGCTGCTCCTAAAAATGAAGTAATTGCTAAAGCAAAAAAGGCAACAGCTCAAGTAAAGCAAGCAGTTCCTAAAATGAAAGCAAATAAAAAATCAAAATAATAAAGATGAAAACAGTTACATTATCATTAGGTAAAGTATTAGACCTAGACGCAGAATTAAATGGCGTTAAAAATCAACAAACAGGTGAACAATTGGTAGAAGGATTATTATTTCAAGAGCTACCACTTATTATTAAGTATCACCTAGAAAAAGTAGTAAAACAAACAACCGAGCAAAAGACTCTTGTAGATAAACTACGTGAAGATCTTATTAAAAAGCACGGAGTACAAGACGGCGAAAACTTCAGTATTCCCTTATACACTAATGAAGTGAAGGATGCAGATGGCAAACTTATATCAGCCGATATGAATCCAGCATATATTACATTTAATGATGAATTTATTAAGCTATTAGAACAATCAGTAGATATTAAAATTAAAGAATTCACAATTGAAGACTTTAAAGATATTAAATCTAAAGATTATCCAAAAGTATTACTTTCATTATTGGACGACGAAGCATAAATGTTAAAAATAGTAGAAATAGCTAAAGCATGGATTGCGGCTGCAAATCCAACACCCGAACAAAAAGCACTAGCTGAAGAGCGTGCTGCTATATGTGGGGAATGTCCCCATAGAAACAATAGTTGGTATGTTAAAGATAATAAAGACATATGGACTTGCGGATTATGTGGATGCCCACTTAGCAAGAAATTGTTTACCCCTGCTGGTCCCGATGCATGTCCCGATAAAAGATGGAAGAAATAACTAAAATATATTTAATTGAAAATATAGAACCTGGTACTAATAAAGTGTACATTGGTAAAACTATAAATTCTAGAAAAGGTTCTCATAAAATAACATACGGATCTCAAATTACTTATAGTTATATAGATGAAATTAATTCATTATCTCATAAAGATTGGGAACCACTTGAATCTTACTGGATACAGCAATTTACAGCTTGGGGATTTGATGTAGTAAATAAACGCAAAGTTGGTGGAAGTGGCCCTGAATTTCATAAGGAAGAAACTAAAATTAATATGCGTAAACCTAAATCTACTACTGAAAAAATGCGCAAACCCAAATCAGAAGAACATAAAGCTAATATGCGCAAACCTAAATCAGAAGAACATATAGCTGCTATGATTGCTGGACGGACTGGAGTGAAACATAAATCACATAAACCCATGCCAGAATGGTATGGTAAGTTCATTAGCAATATAAATAAAGGTAGAGTATCACCTAATAAAGGTAAAACAAAATCAGAAGAAGCCAAACGAGCTATATCTGAAAAATTAAAAGGTCGCGTATCTCCAAATAAAAAAATAAAATAAAGACTATGTCAGAATCAATAAAACAGCTAACAGCTGAAGAACTACAAAGCATTAAAGATCTACAACAACAATACAATAAATTTGTATTTGAATTGGGTAGCATTGAAGCACAACTACAAGCGTTACTAGCTCAAAAGACACGTATCGAAACCGAAAAAGACAATATCGTTAGCGATATTACTAAATTAGGTGATAGAGAAAGAGAAGTAGTAACAGCACTACAAGAAAAATATGGCGTAGGGAACATTAATCCCGAGAGTGGTGAAATTACAGCATTTTAATTAAAGGATCTCTGCGTTTTGTATGGTTTTATGGATATTTATTGCTAGGTAATCCTAATAATAAAAATTTAAACAATTATACACAATGTCAGAGATCATTCTTTCTCCTGGAGTATTCCAGATCGAATCAGACCAAAGTCTATACACACAAGCACCACAAGTACTTGGAGCTGCTATAGTAGGTCCAACTGTAAGTGGTCGTCCATACGTACCGACTTACGTTACTACATACAGTCAATACTTATCACTATTTGGTGATGTATTTAAAAGTGGTAGTTACTATTACGAATATTTCACATCACAAGCAGCAAGAGAATACTTTGCTAATGGTGGTCAAACATTATTAGTTACTAGAATCGTTAGTGGTTCAGCTAATATTGGTACTTATGCGTCTTCTCCTGTATCAGCTAGTGTAAATACTTCATTTGAACTTGAAACATTAGCTTGGGGTAACCAAATGAATAGTGTAAGTGCAGAAGTTAGTGGAGCTTTAGCAAGTGGTTCAGCATATAACGTACGTTGGGAAGTAACTAACGTAAATACTGGCAGCAATGGTGGTACATTTACAATCGTAGTACGTCGTGGTGATGATAATCAATCACAAAAGAATATTTTAGAAACATGGGCAAACGTAAGTTTAGATCCAATGTTACCTAACTATATCTCTCGCGTTATTGGTGATTTGAAACCAGTATATGATGTTACTAATCAATTTGTAAATTTCTCAGGAAGTTTCTCAAACGCATCACAATACGTTCGTGTAAAATCAGTTACTACGCCAAACGCAGATTCAATTGATAATAATGGTAATTTCAAATCAGCTTCATATGCTCTTACTTTACCGTTAGTAGCAAGTGGTTCATTTAGTGGAGGAGTAGCTGACACATCAGCAACTAAATTAATGAATGAAGATATTACAATTACAAATATTCAAGGTTTCCATCCAGATGACTATAATTTAGCATTTAATTTATTAACAAATAAAGATGAATACCAATACAATGTATTAATGGCACCAGGTGTTGGTTTAGATACAGCAGCGGCCGATAATATGGTTTCAGTATGTGAAGGTAGAGGAGATGCAATTGCAATTACAGATGCTGGTAAATACAGTACTTCAATTGCAGGCGCAACGACAAACGCATCCGGTTTATCAAGCAACTACGCTGCAACTTACTACCCTTGGATTCAATTATTTTCTAATAATTTAGGTAGAGTAATATGGTGTCCTCCATCAACAGTAATCGGTGGTGTATTAGCATTCAACGACCAAGTAGGTGCTGAATGGTTTGCCCCAGCAGGTTTAAACAGAGGTGGTGTTCCATCAGTAATACGTGCAGAACGTAGATTACAACAAACAGACAGAGATACATTATACACAGGAAACGTTAACCCATTAGCTACATTCCCCGGAACTGGAGTTTGTGTTTGGGGTCAGAAAACATTACAACGTAAACCAACAGCATTAGATCGCGTAAACGTTCGTCGTTTATTGATTGCGTTGAAAGAATACATTGGTGGTGTTTCACGTAACTTGGTATTTGAACAAAATACAACTGTAACAAGAAATAGTTTCTTAGCTAGAGTTAATCCATACTTAGAATCAGTAGTACAACGTCAAGGTTTGTATGCTTACAAAGTAGTAATGGATGATACAAATAACACAGCTGATGTAGTAGATCGTAACCAATTGGTAGGTCAAATCTATATTCAACCAACAAAAACTGCTGAGTTTATTATCTTGAATTTCAACATATTACCAACCGGCGCTACATTCCCTGCATAGGGGATGTAGTTCTTTAATATTTATTAATAGATAAAAAACACAACATAAAATGGCAGTATTAAATCCAAATGAAATCATGTTTACAGCGTTTGAACCTAAGGTTGCAAATCGCTTTATCATGTATATAGACGGTATTCCCGCATACTTAATTAAGAAAGCTAATGCTCCTGGATTTGATGCCGGTGAGATCACATTAGATCACATCAACGTTTACCGTAAAATTAAGGGTAAAGTTAAATGGAACGACATAACAATGGAATTATATGATCCAATCACTCCAAGTGGTGCACAATCTGTAATGGAATGGGCTCGTTTGGCACATGAATCAGTAACAGGTCGTGATGGTTATTCTGATTTCTACAAGAAAGATCTTACATTAAACGTTTTAGGACCAGTAGGCGATATCGTTGGAGAGTGGATTATCAAAGGAGCTTATGTTAAAACAGCTACATTTGGTGATTATGATTGGGCTTCTGGTGATGCAGCTATTTCACTTAGTGTAACAGTTGCTATGGATTATTGCGTATTGAATTTCTAGAATCTTATACAATTTTAAGAAAAGCGTTTACCTATTTGGTAAGCGCTTTCTTTCTGCATATATTTATATACGAACAAAAATAAAATAAGTTTATGGCTGAATTGAATTTACCAACAGAAATCGTTACATTACCATCAAAAGGTTTATTGTATCCTAAAGAATCACCACTTTCCAAAGGCGAAATTGAAATGAAATATATGACGGCTAAGGAAGAAGATATCCTTACCAACAGCAATTTCATTCGTCAAGGTACAGTAGTAGATAAATTATTACAAGCACTAATCGTTACAAAAATCAACTACGATGAATTATTAATCGGCGATAAAAATGCTATACTTATCGCAGCTCGCATACTTGGATATGGTGCTGATTATTCGTTTAAATACACTAACGAACGCGGACAAGAAACCGAAGTAAGTGTTGACTTATCAACATTAGATGAAAAACCAATAGACGAATCTTTATTTACAGCTGGTGTAAATGATTTTACTTTTAGTTTACCTAAATCAAGTAATACTATTACGTTTAAGTTATTAACACATGGTGATGAAAAGAAAATTGAAGCTGAAATTAAAGGATTACAAAAAATTAATCCAAACAGTTCATCCGATGTAACAACTCGTATGAAATATATGATTACATCTATTAATGGTGATAGAGAAGCAAAAGCAGTACGCGATTTTGTAGATAATTACCTATTAGCACCAGACGCTAGAGCATTACGCGAATATTATAGCAAAGTACAACCAGATATTAACCTTAAGTTTATGCCTGACGATGAAAATTATACAGGGGAGGGTATAGCGATTCCAATTTCGCTTAACTTTTTTTGGCCTGACTCCGGAGTATAGACCACATCTATTCAAACAAATACATGAAATTGTATTTCATGGTGGTGGAGGTTATGATTGGGAAACCGTTTATAATATGCCACTATGGTTGCGTCGTACTACATTTAATCTGTTAAATGAACATTTCACTAAACAGAATGAAGATGCTGAAAAGCAACAAAATATGCTAAAAAATAATAAATCTAGCAAAGATATAGCACGTCCCAACATTGCTAATCCAACATATACCGCGAAGGTCCCACGAAAGTAGGGCCTTCCCTTATATTTATACTATATACTAATACAATATGCCCGATCAATTAACACCCGAAGAAGAACAGAAACGACTTGATATCATCCAAAAACAGGGTGTTGCTGTTAAAGACTTAGCTAGTACATACGAAAAATTAGAAAAAACTTTAGGAAGATTAACAGCAGAAGAAAAGGAGTCGTTAGATGTTGCAAAAGAATTACAAAGAGCATCAGTTAATCTTGAAAAAAGTGTACAAAATAGACTAGACAGATCAGGTTCAATTAAAAGTTTAGAAACATCTTTAAATCAATTAATAAAAGATCAAACACAAACATTAGCTACTCAAGCAAGTGTTACTGCTAAATTAGATAGTGATAGAGCTAAAGCAAATGCTTTATCTGCACAAGCCGCTGAAGCTGAAATTCGACAAAAAACCTCATTAAATACATTATTAGGAAAAACAGATGCAGCAATAAGACGAAGAAATAAAGCCGAAGATGAGGGTAATTCTAATCTTGTTGAACAACTAGAAACAGAAATTAGAGAAAATCAAAATATAATAGATCAAAACCAAAAAGATTTAAAATTAATAATTCAAAAAAAAGATGCACAAGAGGCCTTAGTTAAGCAAATTGATCTAGCTAAGCAAGCTCATGAAAATTTAATAGAACAACAAAAAGAAGAAATAGCTTTAGCAAAACAGGAATTAAAAATAAGAAATGGTATTGCTATGTTGGATTATGTAAATGAAAAATTCAGCACAAAGAAGATAGCTGAAATGTTTACTTTAGTAGGTCTATTTAAATTAATACTAGATTCAGCTTTACGTTTCAATGAAGTATCAGTAAAAACAAGTAAAAGTTTAGGGTATGGAGCCGATAATGCTGATAGAGTAACATCTAATTTAGTAGAAATAGCTCAAAACTCAAATAATATAAATGTTACCCTAAAAAGTGCAGGAGAGGCAATGAGCCAACTGAATGAGGCAACAGGAGGAGTAGCAGAATATTCAGCAGATGTCTTAAAGACACAAATAATGTTAACTAAGCAGTTAGGATTATCTGGAGAGGAAGCAGCCGGTATTTATAAATTCTCAGTATTAACGGGTAAATCATCGGAAAAAGTTAATGACGAGATGGTAGCTGCTTTTGTTAATACTAGAAATGCAGTTAAAGGGTCAGCAGATTTTAAAACAACAATGGCCGCCGCTTCTAAAGTGTCAGGTCAATTATCAGCAAACTTACAAAATAATCCCGGATTAATAACTAAAGCAGTTGTACAAGCACAAGCATTAGGTACTTCATTAGAACAAACAGCTGCTCAAGGTGCTTCTCTTTTAAATTTTGAATCATCTATTAGTAAAGAATTAGATGCTGAATTATTAACTGGTAAGCAGTTAAATCTTGAAAAAGCAAGAGCAGCTGCATTATCGGGTGACCAAATAACATTAGCAGAAGAATTAAATAAGAATGTAGGTACGTTATCTGACTACCAAAAAATGAATGTACTACAGCAAAATGCATTGGCAGATGCTGTAGGTTTAACTGCAGATCAATTATCAGATCAATTAAGAAAACAAAAAATAGCAACAGAACAAGGTAAATCATTAGCACAAATTACTAAAGAAGAAGCACTTGAAGCTGAAAATAGGCAAGCAATACAAGATAAATTTAATGCCGCTATAGAAAAATTACAAGACTTTATTGGGAATTTAGTAGCAGGTCCTCTTGGAAAAATGTTAGAAATAATAAGTAATATATTACCTCTTGTAACAAGTATAGGAGCAGTATTCTTAGCAATTACAGCGGCTCAAAAGTTAGGAGCAATGTATGAATCTCTTAAATTAGGATTTTTAGTAGCGGGAGAAGCAGCACTTGCTGGACAATTAACAACACAAGGAGCTCTTAACATAGCAAAAGGAAAAGATTTAGCAACATCAATAGGTATAGCAGCCGCATGGGTAGTTGCTAATCCTTTTAAAGCAATATTAGGATTAGCTTTAGCCGCTGGAGTAGGAGCATTAATATATAGCCAAATGGATGATGGTATGATAGGTCCAGGTGGAGAAACAATAGTATCTGGTCCAAAAGGTTCTATTCAATTAAATAAAGAGGATTCAATAGTAGCAGGTACTGATTTATTTGGTGGAAATAAAGGCGGCGAATCAATGCAAGGCCCATCAATAGATCTAACACCAATGATAGTAGCAATAAACGCAGTTAAAACATCAATAGATCGCCTATACGGTAAAGATTCATCAGTTCACATGGATGGTAAAAAAGTAGGTACCACATTAGCTCAAGGTTCACATAAAGTAGCATAATACTTTAATATTTATATCAAACAATAAAACAATATAATCATGCCAATAATTGACCAATTATCAAAAAGCACTTTAAGCTTAGTAGGTAACGGATTTAACGCACAACCAAATAGTGCTGCTTGGGGATACATAGATGCCTCATCAAATTTAGACCCAGCTGCTAGTAACTTACAAAATACATACTCTGTAAACAGTACACCTAACGTTAAATTAAAAGACTTTAACAAAAACGGCGTATCTACAGTTAAAGCTGAATCTAGATTAGACGAATTAGATCCAAACGCTCCAAAATTACAACCAAGAGGAGTAGTATCTCAAGCATACAAATCAAAAACAGGTCTTACATATAAAGACTTAGGACCAGCAGGCGGACGTTACTAATACTATATAAATGGGTTCGTTATTAAAACTAAAAACAGATCTTAAATCCATTAAGTACGGTCACGATCGTGCTGATGGAGGAAGTAGTGGGCAACCATATATTAAAACTGATATCAACACTGTTGATAAAGGTATTAATAGGCTAAGATTTGGCAACTTCGACGAGGGATTAGTTAGAGGTGGAGTTATAGGCATGTTAAATTCATCAATTACTGATACGCTTCGTATTGGTAAATTTTTAACTGATACTCCAAAAGGTCCCTTATTCATTATAAAGCAAGTTGGCTTACAATTATCTAATCCACGTTTAGAATCAAAAGAAGTAAAAACAAATCGTTCTACTACTGGTGGAGGATTCATTACTAATGCTATTAACTTTGTAGCTAACGTAGCAGGTAAAATAGAAAATGCAGTAGGACCTACTCGCATTTATAATCTCGGTATTAATACACTAGCACAAGTACCTATTAATGGTATTGGTGGTCATATTGTAAGACATGGTTTCTTACCTACGTCTGATCCAAATAAATACTACTCAGCCGTAGTTACACACAACAATGAAAATGGTACTAACAGATTAGAATTATTAGCTACTAAATTTCAACTTGGAGATAAAAAGACTAACCTTACTATAAGTAAAGATAAGATTAAATTACTTAATACTATTACAGATATTATAGGTAAATTTACTGGAATTACTATTCCTGCTTTAAAACCTACTCAACTTACTATATCTAACTATATAGGAGGTCCTGGTTCGGTTTATGGTATTGGTAATACTCTTATTAGTAGAACTACTTTTACTGAAGATAAGTTTAAAGTTGACTTAGCCTTAAAACAAAGTAAGGCATTTTCCGGAAAAACAAGGGATAATAAAGGAGATCCTCAAGAAATAAAACAAATAGATAGATTCTTTGGAGTATCTAATATAGTTTCCTCCTCTTTATCAACATATTCCTTTGATCCATCAACTAAAAAAGGACCTATATCTAATAATGATAATAATATCCCAACAACGTTAAATGATAATCTAGCTAAGGAAAAGGATAAATTTATATTCCATCAACGCCCAGCGGATTTACCTACAGTATCCAATGTTAGAGATATATCACTAAATGGTCCTTCAACATTTCCTGGAACTTATACTAGAGAGGGTGATAAAACAAGTAATGTTCAAGTTTCATCTCCTACATTAGTTTATGGTAGAGATTATAATAATATTAATACAAAGGTAGAAAATTTATCTTCTTCTTCACCTAATTTAGGAATATACACAAAAATAATTCATAAAACAGAAGATAATATAGGCAACCAACTTTTATATCCAACATCCCTTAAATCTCCAAAATACAAGAATAGCTACGGCCAGACTATTACTTTAAAAGGTAAATGGACGACACTAACGCGTGAAACTAGAGTTGGTGCTGGAAGAAAAGATGAAGCTACTTTAACACCTATATTTGAAGATGAAATGGGAAGTCTTGAGGATGATACTCCAATTCTAGTTACCGATTCTTCATATCCATATCAAAAGAAACTAGCAACTATAAGAGATTTAGTTAAATTTAGAATACAAGCTATAGATACTCACAATCCTATGGGTAAAGCCATGTGGATGATATTTAGAGCATACTTAACTGCCTTTTCAGATGGTGTAGATGCAACATGGAGTCCAATTAAATATGCTGGTAGAGGAGATCAATTCTATATATATGATGGATTTACTAGAAAAATGAGTGTTAGCTTTAAAGTAGCAGCATTATCGGCTGAAGAAATGGAGCCAATGTATCAAAAATTAAATTATTTAATGAGTAACTTAATGCCTGATTACTCAGACCAAGGAGGTACATTGGGGGTATTAATGAAAGGACCACTTGTTAGAATGACCATAGGTAACTATATTGATGGCCAATTATGTAAATTAGATTCAGTATCATATACAATACCACAAGATTCACCTTGGGAAATATCATTAGCAAGTCAAGATGGAAAACCTCTTGAATTAAATTTACCACATATTATAGAAGTACAATTAAGCTTTACTCCTATTGGTTCTCAAACTAGAGATAAAAATAGATTGTCAAGAAAAACAGATGGTACATCTCATATAGCTCAAAACTGGAATTCTACTGGGCCAAATAAAAATATTGGAGGGGCTGAAAGAGAATATATCTACAAAGAAGAAATTCCTTCTCCTGTACCTCCTTCTCCTGTGCCACCAACACCAGAACCAGCACCAGATCCTGACCCAGTAATAGTTCCACCACCACTTCCTATAGTAACATCAGATTTTACTGGAAGAGGAGCTACATTTGAACGTTCTCAAAACAAAGAATCTCGACTTAAATCAGCAGATGATATATCATTAGAACTCCAAAATAGATATAAATAAATGACACGCTACGACAATACTACAATATTAAAAACATCGGATAATAAACCGTATTACAAGAGTAAAATTTACCCTACAATACCTTTATCTGAAAGCGATGTGTATGTTATTACAACAATAGGAGACAGACTTGATTATATGGCTTATACTTATTATCGTGACTCGGAATTATATTGGATTATATCAATAGCAAACAATAATGTAACTAAAGGTTCATTATTCCCAATACCAGGAACACAAATGAGGATACCATCTAATGTATCAAGTGTATTAAGTTTATTTAATAAATTCAATAAGGTGAAATAATGTTATGTCTATATTCAAAGGAACATTCAATAAAAGTATTAAAGATCAGTTAGATGTACGCCAAAAAGCAATAAACGACCGTACACCTCAGAATCTATCATATATGAATTCACGCAATGCGTGGATTAGGTTATCATCCTCTGTAAATACATTCACTGGAGGTATTACTGATAAAACAACATTAGAAGAATTAAATGATGATGGAAAATATGATAACAAATTAGCTAAACAATACGTTTTACAAGGTGGAATCTTAAATGATAATAAATTACGAGCAGGATTAGGTGATTTTTCAAATGCCTACAGCAATAAAGCATCAGATGGAACAGCGTATCGCTTAGGTATTCGCCCTATGCCTGGTATTACTAACATAGATGTTAAGTCTAAAGGTGCATATGGCTCACTACGAGAAGCAACAATAAACTTTCAATGTTGGGATATTAAACAATTAGAAGAATTAGAATTACTCTATATGCGCCCTGGATATAGTGTACTATTAGAATGGGGATGGACTCCATTTTTAGATAATAGTAATAAGTATAATACTCGTGTAGAATATACAGATATTATAGATACAGCTCATAATAAAGAAGAATTATTTAGATTACAATATGCTAAGTCAGCAGATGGTAATTATGTGAATGAAAAGGGTGAAAAACAAACAACAAAAGGATACCAAGGCAACTACGATGCTATGTATGGTACTATTAAAAACTATGGTTGGACTGCTAGAATGGATGGTGGGTATGATTGTCATACCTCAATCATATCTATGGGAGAAATCATGGAATCCCTAAAAATAAATTATTCTCCTCTAGATAATAAAACTCAAATTTCAACTAAAGGATTAATAACCAAAAATGTAGTTTCAGATCCCCCAGCTGCTATATCTACTACTCTTATGCCTTACCTATCTGAAGCATATAACCAGAATATATTAGCAGGATTATTTTATGAATTATGGGAAATAGGACAACAACTTGGAGGAACTACAGGGTTTACTCAATTCTCAGATAAAACAGGTAACTCATATAGTTTAACAGATACTTCTAAAACTACAGGAAATAAATATGAACTTTTTCGTTTATCTCTTAATATAAAAGGAGGTGCAAGTGAAGCTGATAATAGAGGAAATATAGGAAAAACAGATGAACAAATATACATTACTTTAGAATCCTTAGTTAATGTACTTAACAATTATGTTCTATTACAAGACACTGATAAAAAAACACCAATATCATCATTATCAGTATTGGAATCAGATATTACTAATGTTGGGGTAACACCTGATAACGTCACAGGAGAAGGATATTTACTAGCATTAGCTCACCCATTACAGATATCAGTTGACCCAACAGTATGTCTTATTAAAAACCAACTATGGGCAGATGGAATTGATATTAAATTATTGACTCCGGGAGCTGTAGATCCTAATATAGGAGATGTAGTGATAAAATACGGTAAACAACTAAATAATGATTATGATGCAGCTTGGTGGAAAGAATTAGCTAAAAGAATAAATGCTGCTGATACAAATGCAAACTCCGATAGTATACAAAAATTAATAGATTATGTTCAAGAATCAGTAGGAACCGGACCCTCTAGTACAGAAGAATTAAAAGAAATACAAAGAAGATTTATAGAGATTAAAGCTAATCCTAAAATTGAACCGGGTAACTATGTAGTGAGTACTTTAGCTGCTGGAATTATACCATTTACAATAACATTAGCAGAATATGATAGTTTTTATGACTTATTAGATGAAGGATTAAACTCAGCAGTAGATATAGGAAGAGCTATAGGAAGTAGAGATAAACAAGGAAAAAAGGTAGTAGGATCTGATTTTGCTATTGAAGCTGCATCAAAAGATCCTAAAGTAGTTACTGATAATCAATTAGCCGCTAAATCAAAACAACTACAAAATCAAAAAGATAAAGGATCAGCAGGTACTAAAATTTTACAACATCTTAAATTACCATATTTTACAAATAATAAATGGCAGGATGAATTAGGTATAATAGGAAATATATATGTTAATCTAAATATGTTATATAATCTTATTGTAAGTAAAGATTTAGCAGCTCAAGATCCTAAAGAAAAAAACGATGTTGCCTTATATGATTTTATAAAAAATATTTTAAAGAAAATTTCTTCTGCAACGGGTGATGTAAATAATTTAGAACTATTTATAGATCCTGTAGATGGTATAGCTAGAATAATTGATATAAATTATGCTGATAGAAAAGATAATCCAAATTCAAAGTATGAAAATATAGTTGAAATTCAAGTTCAAAATTTAAATTCAGTAGTAAGATCATACAAAATAGAATCACAAATATTTCCAGACCAAACTGCAACAATAGCTATTGGTTCACAAGTAAAAGGAGGAGCATTAGGACAAGATAATAATACATTAGTAGATTTTAATAGAGGAATAATAGATAGAATTGTACCTAGAAAAGATACTCCTACTTCACCTCCAACTACTGACACCCCTCAATCTAATCTTACAACGTTATTAGAATCTTTAGGAGTAATATTTACTTTCTTTACAGATCTAGATCCGGAAGCTCATAAAACTGGTTTATTAAATGATGGAGATTATGATGTAGATGAAGCAGGTAAATACCAAAACTCATTAAAAGATTTAATAAATTTCTTTAAAGCAATAAGTACATCCCGTACAAAAAATAAAGCAATTATACCTACTAAAGTATCATTAGTAATGGATGGTATAGGAGGAATAGTAATAGGAAATCTATTTAGACTCCCTTCAGATGTATTACCTAAAGGGTATAGAGGAAGAGAAAATGAAGGAGGAAATAAAATAGGATATGCCGTTACTGGTTTAGGACATTCAATACAAAATAACGATTGGATAACTAATGTAGATGCTCAATTTATGATACTAGATGATCCAAAAAAAGGAATTGATGGTATTGATATTGATTTTGGTAATATAACAATAGTTACTACTGGTCAAGAAGCTAGTTTATCTCCCTCCAATCCAGGTATATCTACTCCAACAGGGGGAACAACAAAGATAATTAATGGCGTAGCAAGAAAAAATGGAGACATAGAGGATTTACTAGTACCAATGAGATCAGATCTATATATCAGACATTGGAGCTCAGTATGTCAAAGTGATAAAAAACGTATAAGACTTCAAGCAGCAGCAATGCAAAATTTAGAAAAAATGCTAACAGACGCTTATACAGCGGGAATATATATTAAAGTAAATTCATCATACAGAACATATGAGGACCAAGTAAGAATAAAAAATCTGGCTGCTGGAATACCAGCTGCTGAACCTGGTAATTCAAATCATGGATTTGGATTAGCTGTAGATTTAGCAAATTCGGATGGTGGTAGAATTAATCCAATATCTACTCCAAAAGAATGGAAATGGATTCAAGATAATAAAGCAAAATATGGCTTTGAAAATATCAATACCACCACAGAATCACATCATTATAATTATATAAAATAATGTCACTAAGAATACCAGCTAACCAAATTGTAAAAAGTAAATATACTATCGGAAAAGAGTATATGTTTGAAAATACTTATAGAGAATATCAAGGATATTATTATGAAACAAAGGGTAAATTATTTGCAGGTAAAGAATTTAATATTAATGCTCCCGTATTAGTAAAAATAAATTTTCTTAATACCACTCCTTTACGAACAAATCCCGCTACATTTGTGTATGGAATAATATCTGGAATAAAATTAAATAGTGCTGTTCCACCTTCTTTTATATTTCAATATAATTCTAATACTAGATATTTTTCATATCAACTTACTAAAAAATTAATTAAAGAAATAGATAAAGATACTTTTACTAATTTTCAATCTAATCCTTTATATGTTATAGTATCGTTAAGTTATGCTGGAAAATTTAAAGATAGTGAATTAAAAGAAGCAGAGAAGAAAATTCCAGGTATAACTACTTATGTAAATACTTCTTATATAAATCCTTCTATAGAAGAAAGTGGTTTGATAGGCTAAATTTCCTTTCATATCTTAAAGCAAACAAAAGGTTATGAAATATGTTCTACATTATTGAAAGAAAAGACCAACTAGACCAATTAGGTCCGTTCAAAGATTGCTTTGTAAAGTTTATTCAAGGGAATGACAACTACCACCCTAAATTAAGTCCATTAAGCTTAATTTATGTCAGAGATACATCTGAACATAAAGGATACATTCTATGCTTAAACCACAATGAATCATTTTCATTAGAGATTAAAGACGTATTTGATTGGTTATTGAATAAAACCGAACGCTTATTCGTATTGAATAAGAAAGAAGCATTATATTCGTTTCCACACGAACACAAATTATTCGACATTGAATTCCTTAAACTTCCGGACCTAACCGCGTCACACCGCGTGCCAGCAATTACGTACTATTATCAACACCATACTAACTTACCGAATGTTAACTGCTTAATTCCTATTAGTAAACATTACGAAGAAAACGAAAATATATTTAGTGTAATACTACCTATAATCCGTAGCTATCGAGCAGATAACGCCGTTTATGCGTTTAATAATGGCCCTTTAACGCGCGTATTTCATGAAATAGAATCACAAGGTATTCAAGTAGATAAAAAATGCTTCGTGGATTGCTATGGTGAGGAATTAAAATACCCTCAATTTAACCTTAGCAAAAGTAAAATATACAGCCAATACAATTTACAAACACTAACAGGCAGACCTTCAAACACATACAACAGTATTAACTTCGCAGCATTAAATAAAACAAGTGGCGAGCGTTTATGCTATAAACCCGCAAATGGTACGTTTGTAGAATTCGATATGCAAGGATATCATCCACGCTTAATAGCTGAATTGATTGGATTTGAATTTAATGATAAAAACACATACGAGACATTAGGAGAATTATTAGGTGTCAGTACTCAAGAAGCTAAGGAACTAACATTCAAACAATTGTATGGAGGTGTATGGGATGAATATAGAAACAAACCATTCTTCAAAGATATCGTAGCGTTAACCGATGGTATATGGGAAGAGTATCAATATGGGGGACGATATTCGACAGAAAATCGAATATTTATATCTGACCGTGAGATGACGCAATCTAAATTGCTGAATTACATCGTTCAAAGTATGGAAACGTCAACTAATGTTAAGATGTTAGTAGATATATTGGAGTATTTAAAAGATAAACAAACCAAAATAGTACTGTATACTTATGATGCATTCTTATTCGATTATGCTGAATCAGACGGAAAACAAACGCTAATAGATATAAAACAGTTAATTAAATACCCAGTGAACATTAAAATGGGTAAATCTTATCACGAACTAAACAAAATATAATGGACAGTAAGATATCATTAGTAAACAATCCTAACATATTTATGGGTAATGAATGGTCACCCAACACAGACTTAATGAACAAATTATTTTGTACTTTTACATTACTGATTGATTTAGAGGAAACAGTAACAACAATTAATCGCAGATACTCAATATTATTCGGTAAAATATTTATACTTGAATCACCTCAAAGTGATGAATTGATATGCACATACAATATTGATACCAATAATGTATCAGCAGAACCAATGCCTAATACTATCTTATTACATCGTAAGAAAGAATCTAATACATTATATACTATCAATGCACTTAATACATTGATTATGTCATTGAATGAAGGTAGATTAGATAAAAACTATATGGTGAATTGGCAGGATTATAAAAATAGTATATTACTAACTAATGGTCCTGACCTAAGAAAATTAGATACAGCAATACATAAGATAATAGATTTCAATAAATAATCTTCGTAAGAAGAGTTTTGAAAACCAAAATAAGAATCATAGATTCAACCTATATTGTGTTCATAGAACACCTAACAATTAAACCCAATTAACATGGACTTAAGTCTCATCAAACAGAAGTTGACCGCTTCTCAAAACAAAGGTCAAAAGAAAACATACGAAAAGATCGACTACTCAAAGATCTTCTGGAAACCAAAACCAGGTAAACATCAAGTTCGTATTCTACCTTCAAAATTCAACAAAGCCGATCCATTCCGCGAAGTGTATTTCCACTATGGTTTCTCTAAAGGACCTATCTTGGCATTAACTAACTGGGATGAAAAAGATCCAATCGCTGAATTCGCAAAATCACTACGCAAATCATCAGACAAAGAAGATTGGCAGTTAGCATCAAAAATCAGTCCTAAATTACGTTATTTCGTTCCTGTAGTAGTACGTGGCGAAGAAGCAGCAGGTGCTCGTTTATGGGAATTTGGTAAATTGATCTACGATCAATTACTAGGTATTGCTAATGACGAAGATTATGGCGATTTTACAGACATTACAGATGGTCGTGACTTTACAGTTGAAGCTGTTGAAGAAGCAGTAATGGGTAGAAAAGGTATTAAATGCACACTTCGCGTTAAACCTAAAACAACTACAATTTCAGATGACGCCGCATTCGTAACTAATGTATTAGAAAATCAACCCGATATTCTTAGCATTAACAAACGTTACACATTTGATGAATTGAAAGATTTATTAGATAAGTGGTTAAATCCTGAAGACGAAGAAACAACTGAAACTCCAATCGCTTCTAAAACAGAAGATGAAGAGGAAGAAGATGATTTCTTGAAGGAAATGAACAAGCCGGTAGAACAAACCTACAAACTTGATACCAACGCAGCAAAAACGTCCAACGCTGACAAATTCGACGATTTATTTAACTAGTAAAATCAAGTTATGGCCAAAGCAAAAACGGGAGAAACACTTTCGAGTGTAATATCCAAATCAATAAACGCTAAGGAAGGCTTTAGTTTAGATAATTTTAAAAAATCTAAATTTCTAGACCAATCCGTTAAGTTTAAAAAACAAAGATGGGTTCCATTCTCTCCTGCATTACAGGAAGCATTAGGAATCCCAGGAATACCATTAGGTGGAGTAACATTACTTCGTGGCCATTCAAACACAGGAAAATCTACAACACTATCTGAAATAGCAGCTAATGCTCAACAGATGGGAGTACTACCTGTATACATCATCACTGAGATGAAACATGATTGGGACTTTCCAAGAAAGTTAGGATTTCAGATGGAAGAGGTAGTAGATGAAGAAACTGGAGAAGTTACCAACTATAAAGGATTCTTCATGTATGTAGATAGAGGTTCCTTAAATAGCATTGAGGATATGGCTGGATTCATTGCTGATCTTCTAAACGAACAAGCACAGGGTAAATTACCATACGATTTATTATTCTTAATTGATAGTATCGGTTCAATCCCATGTAAAATGAGTATAGAAGCTAACAACAATAATCCTCAATGGAATGCAGGCGCGTATAGTCAACAATTTGGTAATTTCATTAACCAAAGAATTACACTATCACGTAAAGAAACACAACCTTACACCAATTCTATAGTAGCAGTAAATAAAGTATGGGTATCACCAGCCGAAACTAGGTTCTCGCAACCTAAAATGAGAAATAAAGGTGGAGATACAATGTTCTATGATGCTTCATTAGTATTAACATTTGGTAATATTACCAACTCAGGTGTAAGCAAAATTAAAGCTACTAAGAACGGAAAAGAAGTAGAATTCGCAACCCGAACTAAAGTAAGCTGCGACAAGAATCACGTTACTGGAATCACTACTAAGTCAACTATAGTAATGACACCTCATGGATTTATAGAAGATGAACCTAAAGCTATTGACAAATACAAAAAAGAGCATAGCAATGAATGGTCAGCAATTCTAGGAACTACAGGTGAAATTAAAATTGTAGAAGATAACTCAGAATGGGAAGAAGATAACAAAAACATTCCCGTAATAGGAGTAGAGGAAAACTAGTATGAAAAACAAATATGCCAATATGTTGGCTAAGGTAAATAATGATCAACGCGGAGTCCAAGACTCCGTTTTGATTCTGGATGGCTTAAATACATTCTTAAGAGCATTTACTATGATCAATCACATTAACCCTGAAGGCCATCATGTCGGTGGTCTGACGGGTTTCTTAAAATCTTTAGGCTACGCTATCAAAATGATAGACCCCACAAAGGTGATTATAGTATTTGATGGTGTTGGAGGTTCTAACAGTAGACGAAATTTATTCCCTAATTATAAAGCTAATAGGAATACAAGCCGAATGACTAATTATGCTATCTTCTCTAGTAAAGAAGACGAGAGAGAAGCAATAAATAATCAAATGGCAAGATTAATAAATTATCTTCAATGTCTACCAGTATCTATGATCTGTGTAGATGGAATTGAAGCGGATGACACAATAGGATATCTAGTAGGTAAATTTGAGAAATTTGAATCTACTAAAGAAGTAGTAATAATGTCTGCTGATAAAGATTTCCTTCAATTAGTAAGTGATAAAGTAAAAGTATATTCACCTACTAAAAAGAAAATGTATAAACCATCCGATGTATTAGAAGAATATAAAGTCAGCAGCATCAATTTCATCAACTATAAAGTATTAATGGGAGATGTCTCAGATAATATACCAGGTATAAATGGATTAGGACCTAAAAAACTATTCAAAATGTTTCCTGAATTAGCAACCGACACTCCATTAACAGTAGAAGGTATAATAAATAAAGCTACTGAGAATATAAATGAACATGACTTATACGCTCGCATAGTAGAAAGAAAACGCCAATTAGAAATTAACAATCAATTGATGAATCTAAAGACAATTCCTATATCGCAAGGTAACGAGGAACAAATTAAAGCTAGCTTCAACTCACAGTATAAATTAAATTCACATGCCTTTATGAGTATGTATATTGCTGATCTCTTAGGAGAAAGCATACCGAATACACCTACTTGGTTAAATCAAGTATTTGGTTCTTTAAATTCTTCTAAATAAATTTAAATAAAATAGGTTATATGGCTACATTAAATAAGCTTAATCAATACGGAAACGCCTTCCAAATTAAAGTATTAGGTGCATTATTAACACAACGAGATTTCCTATTAAATATAGCAGATTCATTAGACAGTGAGTACTTTGAATCACAAGCACACAAATGGGTGATAGAATATATTATTAAATACTTCAGCCAATACCATACTTATCCTACAATAGAAACATTAGCGATTGAAATTAAAAAGATCGATAATGAAGTACTAAGAATATCACTTACAGATTCAATACGTGAAGCATATAAAATGTCTGATGTGAGTGATTTAGAATGGGTAGAGAAGGAATTTAGTGATTTCTGTAAGAACCAGCAAATGAAAAAAGCGATTATGACATCAGTAGACCTACTAAACTTAGGTGACTATGATGGAATTAGAGGCTTAATTAACGATGCTATGAAAGCGGGTGAAGAAAAAAACATAGGTCATATATACGAAACCGATGTTGAATCTAGATATAGAAAAGACGATAGAAACGTCATTCCATTCCCTTGGAAAACATTTAATGAACTAACACAAGGTGGATACGGTAAAGGAGATCTAGTATTATTATTCGGTAATCCAGGTGGAGGTAAATCATGGGGTGTAATTGCAATGGGAGCGTATGCCGCCGCATTAGGATTTAACGTAGTACATTACACATTAGAATTATCTGAAGGATATGTAGGTAAACGTTATGATGCAGTATTCTCAGGTGTAGATGTAGATAAATTAGATAATCATCGCAACGATGTAAACGAAGCAATCGCTAAAATAAAAGGTAAAATCGTTATTAAAGAGTATGCTCCAAAACGAGCATCACTAGATACAATCGAAGCACATCTACAACAATTAGAACATCAAAACGAATTTAAACCAGATATGATCATTATAGATTATTTAGATCTATTAAGAACTAAAGGTAGAAAAGAACGTAAAGATGAAATCGATGATGTTTATACTGATGCTAAAGGAATGGCTAAAGAATTAGGAATACCTGTAGTATCACCATCACAAGCAAATAGAACAGGCGCAGATAAGGACATACTTCAAGCGGAAAATGCGGCTGGCTCATACGATAAAATTATGATTGGAGATATCATTATATCGCTTGCACGTGGCAGAAAAGATAAGGTAAACGGTACTGGTAATTGGCATTTCATTAAAAATAGATACGGCGCTGATGGATTAACATTCGGTTCTCACATCAACACAGCCAACGGCTATATAGACATAAATGAACAACCTAGAGATGATGAAGAACATGATGCTAAACAAACTAAAGCATCTAGCTACTCAGACGTAGGAGTAGAAGATCGTTACGTTCTTCGAAGTAAGTTCATGAAATTAGAAAAGGAAACATAGTATATACTATATTTATAACTACAACTACAACAATTAAATTTATGATAACAGTTAAAAGATTTACGGCCGCTTGGTGCGGTCCGTGTAAGCAGCTTGCTCCAATTATGGGACAAGTACAATCCGAGATGTCAAATATCGATTTTCAAACCATAGACGTAGATGCTAGTCCTGACTTAGCAGTGAAATATAATGTATCTTCTATCCCAGCTTTAATATTTGAGAAGGATGGGCAAGAAGTAAAGCGTATCTTAGGCGTACAATCAAAATCAACATTAATTTCAATTTTAAACTCACTTTAATGATCACTGAACCACGTTTATTCTACAAACCATTTGAATATCAAGAAGCATTTAATTTCTATAAAGACCAACATAGAGTACATTGGTTAGCTGATGAAGTTCCATTAGCATCTGATCTTAATGATTGGAAACAAAAACTAACCGAATCTGAAAAGAACTTAATCGGTAATATCTTAAAATCATTCGCTCAAACAGAAGTACACGTAAACGATTACTGGTCTACTAAAGTATCATTATGGTTTCCAAAACCAGAGATACAAGCAATGGCTCGTGTATTTGCTGACTTTGAAAGTATACATGCTGAAGCATATGCCCGTTTAAATGAAGAATTAGGGTTAGATGATTTTGAAGCATTTATGGAAGACGAATCATCAAAAGCAAAAATTGACCGTTTACTAGAAGTACCAGGAGATAATATAGCAGAAAAAGCACTATCATTAGCTATCTTCTCAGCGTTTACTGAAGGTGTAAATTTATTCTCTTCATTCGCTATATTAATGTCTTTCCAATTAAGAAACTTAATGAAAGGAACAGGACAAATAGTAGAGTGGAGTGTTAGAGATGAGTCATTACATTCAAGAGCAGGATGTTGGTTATTTAATAAGTTATTAGAAGAACAACCTGAACTTAATACATCTGAAATGAGAGATAATGTTATTGAAGCATGTAACATATCAGTTAAATTAGAATTTGATTTCATTGATAAAGCATTTGAGATGGGTGCTGTTGAAGGATTAAATGTAGATCAATTAAAGAACTTCATCAAAGCTAGAGCAAACGAAAAAATGATTGAATTAGGTTATAATGCAATATATAATGACATTGATCCAAATCTATTAAAACAAATGGATTGGTTCGGTCACTTAACAAGTGGTAAAACACATCAAGACTTCTTCGCGGGTCGCGTAACAAATTATTCTAAATCAGCCGCTGATTGGTCTGACCTTTAAAAAGTATCCAATGGGGACAATATTCTTATATATTTATTGCAAATAACATATATGAAAAAATGCAATAAATGTTTAAAGGAATATCCATTAGATGGTTTTAGTAAATTTAAAAGAAATAAAGATGGATATATGTCATACTGCAAAGTATGCCACCGTGTTCAAGTTAAAGCTAATAGGAGTAAATATAAAGAATACGATAAAGAATACGCTAAACTTCAATGGCCTAAAAATAAAGATAGAATTAGAGAAGAATACAGGGAGTATTTTAAAATATATAAACGTGAACGTAGAAAAGATCCTATATTTAGATTAAAAGAAAATATGCGTAATTACTTCTATCAATCTTTCATAAAGAATAGAAATGCTAAGCGTGATTCCATTTTAAGCTATATAGGATGTTCATTCGATGATTTAAAAATATACTTAGAAAATAGTTTCGATGAAAATATGTCTTGGGAAAACTATGGTTCATATTGGGAAATAGACCATAAAGATCCTATATTTAACTTCTCCACATCGGAAGAAGATTTATATAAATGTTGGAATTATAGTAATTTACAACCCCTAACAATATCAGAAAATAGAATAAAACATAATAAAATACAAACAAAATGAGTATAAATACGGATATTAGTAAGTGGGTTAAAGGAAAAGATTATCCTGAGTTTATGGATGAAATAGCAATAAGTATGATTTCAAAAGGATATTTACTTCCAGACGAAAACGTATTTGACGCCTATAAGAGAGTAAGTAAAGCAGCATCACGCAGATTAAGACGTAAAGATCTACAAGCATACTTTAACGAAGCAATAATAAAAAATTGGCTATGCTTAGCATCACCAGTACTATCAAATCTAGGTACTGAACGTGGAATGCCAATTTCATGTTTTGGAATTGACGTTGGTGATTCTATTGAAGGAATTGCTGATGCAAATTCAGAATTAATGAGATTATCATCTCAAGGTGGTGGAGTGGGAATTGGAGTATCTCGCATTAGAGGTAGAGGTAAACATATTAGAGATAATGGCACCTCGGAAGGTGTAGTTCCATGGTGTAAAATATATGACTCAACTATCCTAGCAACTAATCAAGGTTCAGTTAGAAGAGGAGCGGCATCAGTTAATTTATCTATTAACCATCCTGATATTGAAGAATTCCTAGGAATCCGTAGACCAAAAGGTGATGTTAATCGTCAATGTTTAAACTTACACCAATGTGTAGTAATTGATGATACATTCATGGATAAATTAGAAAATAAAGACGAACGCTCAATGCGTTTATGGGGTGAAATACTAAAAACACGTCTTGAAACAGGTGAACCTTATATCATGTTTGAAGATAACGTTAATAAAGCTAATCCTGAAGGATATAAGAAACTAAATCTACACGTTTCAATGACAAACATATGTAGTGAGATTTCACTATACACAGATGAATTACATTCATTCATATGTTGCTTATCATCATTGAATCTAGCACGTTGGGATGAATGGAAAGATTATAAGTTTGAAAATGGAATGACACTACCAGAACTAACATGCTGGTTTCTAGAAGGTGTATTACAAGAATTTATTGATAGAGCTAAGAACATTAAATTTATGGAAAACACAGTTCGCTCAGCATCTAAAGGTAGAGCAATTGGAATTGGCGTTTTAGGATGGCACACATTACTACAATCAAAGAATTTACCATTCGCAGGAATACAAGCATCATCATTAACAAGAATCATTTCTGAGTTCATTGAGACAGAAGCATTAAAAGCATCTAGAGATCAAGCTGAAATGTATGGTGAACCAGAATGGTGTAGAGGTACTGGATTGAGACATTCGCATCATTTAGCAATTGCTCCAACAGTATCAAACGCTCATATTTCAGGTGGTGTATCTCCATCAATTGAACCTATTCCTGCGAACGTATACAATCTTAAAACCGCTAAAGGAGTATTCATCAAACGAAATAAAATACTAGAAACACTATTAGAGAGTAAGGGATATAACATTGATAGCGTTTGGGATCAAATCTTAAAAGATCAAGGATCAGTAATCAACGTTCCTAGCTATATTCTAACAGACGAAGAAAAATCAGTATTCTTAACGTTTAAGGAAATTAATCAATTAGAAATAGTAAAACAAAATGCTATTAGACAAAAATACGTTGATCAAGCTATATCATTAAATCTATGCTTTGATCCTAATGATACACCAAAGTGGATATCTCAGGTACACAAAGAAGCACATAAAGCAGGAATTAAAACATTATACTATCTACGTACTGAATCAGTATTGAGAGGAGATAACTTACAAAGACTATCAGAATGCATATCTTGTGAAGGGTAGCGGGCCTTTAGTATCTTCATATATTTATTGGAAACAATAATTATGATAGGAATATACAAAATTACAAATCCAAGAGGTGAAGTTTATGTGGGATTGTCAAAGAATATAGAATTGCGATGGCAATCCCATAAAAATTTCCAATTCCATAAAAACAATAAATTAAAAGAATCTTTACTACGAGATAATATTGAACTTCATATATTTGAAGTAATTGAAGAAGTAGATATATCGGATTTAAGACAATATGAAGCTAATGCTTTACTTCGAAAACGAGAAAGGTATTGGATTAATAAATTAAATTCATTCAATATAGGACTAAATGAAAACGGTGGTGGTAGTGGATGCGGTTCCCATACAGACGAATCTAAACAAAAGATTTCTCAATCTTTAAAGGGTAAACCAAAACCATTAGACTTCGGAGCTAAAAGAAAAAAATGGCAACATACGGACGAGTGGAAGGAAAAAGTAAAATCAGCTCCTAGATGCCCTGTACTAATGCTTAAAGATAATATAATAGTTCAAGAATTTCCAAATCAACAATCCGCAGCTGATCATTTAGGAGTAAGAAAACAAGCAATATGGAATATGTTAAACGGATTTAAAAATAGAAATGGTGTTCCTATCATCCAAGTAAGAGGATACACATTTAAATATAAAGAAAAAAATAGTATAAAATGAAAAAACAATTTAAAAAACAACTAACAGAAGTTGAATCAACTGAATTAGACAAAAAAATCCAAGATAGATGGATTAGTATTAATAAAATGAAACAACTTTTAAAATTAAAAGGATATGATAAGTCTAGTAGAACTTCTAAATGAAATAAAAGCTTCTAAATATATTGATATTATAGAAAATTTATTACTTAAAATTAACTGGAATCAATTTCAAGAATTCCAGTCTATTCATGATACTGCTCTGAGTATAGTAGATGATATTAATAATATCCATAATTATGAAGGTGAAAGTGCTATTAAACATTTAGAAGAAATAAAAAAACAAGCTAATGATGTAATATATATTTTAAATAATCTGTTAGAAAATCAATAGTATAAAATAATAGGAATGGCAAAATAAAAATCTTAAATTTACACTATGGATTTAGAGCAAATAAAAAAAGAAGCAGAGCAAATAAAGGAGCTAGATTTTAATAAAATACCTCCTGAAAAAGTAGATGAACTAATAGAAAAACTACTTGGGATGCTAGACACTACAGAACAACACCTATCACAAATCAAAATAGATGATCATGAATAATACAATAGAAAATATAATACATATTTTAGGTCTATTAATGTTAATAGTTGTATTATTAGGATTTCCATTAATGATTCTATGGAATTGGCTGATGCCAGCAATATTTGGACTCCCAGAAATTGGATTCTGGCAAGCAATTGGACTTAATTTATTATCAGCAATATTAATTAAACCATCAATTAAAATAAATAAAGACTAAGATTATGAAAAAAGGTTATGCAGTATTAGTTATCTTATTACTAACACTACTTAGTTGTAGAAAAAGTAATGATCCCTATCCATTTGCAAATAGCAAACGAACTAAATTAGTAATGAATTACCCAAAAGATAATAATGGATATTACAGAGTACCAATTGATTCTTCAACTAATACAAATAGATTCGTTATATATGCTGAAGCTGCTAAACTAATTCCATTCTACTGGTATAATAAAGTATCAGTGATGTCTGTTAGATTTGATTGTAATACTTACTATATATTAGGATCACTAAGTGATACTCTAGTAGTTCATATTCCATTATATAGTCCCTTTAGCAGTTTATACAGTAGTCCATACTTTAATGTACCAATACCCGTTAAAAATAAAACCGTAGTACTAAGTCAATATGCAAATAGCATTGTTGAAATGGTACAGGAAACAAGTATATATCTTAAAGAATATGATCCAGGTAATTCATATAAACCAGCTGATGAATACAAACCAGAAGAGGGAATGTATTGGAGTAAACGTATCGTGGGACCTATACCTGGATATTTTAAAGGAGATACAATAATAGTATATTCTAAGACAGAATGGGATGCCGGAAATTATACTTACGAGCACCCAGATGAAACTACCAAAATAGATAGCGTAAAAATAATATTTAAATAATATGAGTAAATTTCAATCAACAAAATTATTCGACGGATTCAGTTGTGTATTCCGTCAATGGAAAGCAGAAGGTACACATTGTCGTTTCCTTCATGGATATGGAATATCATTTAGAGTATGGTTCGAAGGCGAATTAGACGAACGCAATTGGGTTTGGGACTTTGGAGGAATGAAACGCGCTAAAGGAACTATAGATGGGATGAATCCTAAAGCGTGGATGGATTATATGTTCGACCATACAACTATAGTAGCAGAAGATGATCCAGGATTAGCTGGATTTAAAACAATGGATCAAATAGGTATAGTCCAATTAAGAGTAATTCCAGCAGTTGGAGCAGAACAATTTGCAAAATATATCTTTGAAAAACTAAATACATTCGTTCAAGAAGAAACAGAAGATAGAGTTAAAGTTATAAGAGTAGAATTTATGGAGCACAGTAAGAATACTGCTATTTATGAATAAAAAGTTTGAAAAAAATTACGAAAAGTCACGTCGCAAGATACTTCGTGAAGAATATGAAAAAAATAATCCTCGTATTCCAACAGAAGACGAATTATTAGAAAATAATAGTTATTGGGATATTGATTACTTAGAAGAAGCAAACAAAAAAACTAACCAAGGTATTAAATATTGGAAAAATAGATATGATAATGCCTCGGGTAATATGGGAAAATGGTATTGTCAAATACGAATTGATTTATTAAAGAAAAAATTAAAACACTATGAAAATTAGTCACGAGCTTCCCTTATGCTTCATGCATTACAGTACTAAATGGAATGATTATGAATATTGCCTTCCTCATTTAGTAGACGAATATGATCAATATAGAATACATTTTCAACTAGCTCGTATCTATAAACGCTTCATTATAATGGATAATGGATTATTTGAAGGAGTAAAACACACACAAAAAGATCTATTATCTAAAATAAATCTAATACGACCAAACATATTCATAGTACCAGATGCTTGGAATGATTCAACTCAAACAATAGTGAATGCTAAGAGCTGGATGAAAAATAATAGAGCTAAAATATCAGATGAAGTTGAATTAATGGCAGTATTACAAGGTAATACCTTAGCTGAATTACTAACAACATATCAAACGCTAGTAGATTTAGGATATAAACACATAGCATTTAATCATTCTAGTATTGCATATCAAGATATGTATCCTAACATTGAACCTCTTAAAGCATCAATGTATGGTAGAATGGAATTAATTAGAAAACTAGTAGAAATGAAAGCTATAGTTAACTCAAATTACCACCATTTATTAGGATGTTCATTACCACAGGAATTTATGGGATATAAAGATTGGAAATTTATTAAATCAGTAGATACGTCTAATCCTATCCTAGTAGGGGCTGAAGGTAAACGCTACACAGATAGTGGTTTAAATTGGAAACCTAAAGAAAAACTAGAATATTACTTTGAGAAAGATTTGAGTGGGCAAAAAGAAGATATTATGTTTAACGTGCAAAAATTTAAGCAATTTATAAAATAAAAGTTATGGAAAGAATGATATCATTATTTGATTATTTAGGCTATGCAGCAGGAAATGAATTAGGACAAAACGTAGCTGACTATGCTAAAATTAGAAAAGTAAAATGTGGAATGCGTTCTGTATCTACTCTTAAATATAAAGGACCCGTTATGTTATATACTAAGGAATTTATAGATGAATATTTCGCAGTAGAAAAATTATTTAATGGTAAAGATTATACAGAGATTAATACCGAATTAACAGAAGATAGTTTTAAAGCAGCAGCAGTAGAGTCAGTATATTAATAAAGGTTTGCAACTCCATAACCTACAATACCGGAGTATACAATATAATTATTTAAAATGAAAAAACAAGCAGTATTAAGTCTATCTGGTGGAATGGATTCATCCACACTATTACTTCATCTATTAGCTGAAGGTTATCAGGTAACAGCATTAGGATTCGATTACGGTCAAAAACACAAAGTAGAATTAGAAAGAGCAAAATCATTAGTAAAGTATATTAATGACGTTATGTTTGAAAGTAAACGAGACAATTTCGTTAAACATCAAATCATCAAATTAGACGGATTACCTTCACTATTAAATTCAGCACTAGTAGAAGGTGGAAAAGATGTTCCTGAAGGTCACTACGAACAAGACAACATGAAAGAAACAGTTGTTCCTAATCGTAATAAAATATTCAGTTCATTAATTCAAGCAGTAGCATTATCAATTGCAACTACAGGAGATAAGAAAGAAGTAAAAATCGCATTAGGAATTCACGCTGGTGATCATGCTATTTATCCTGACTGCAGACAAGAATTTAGAGATGCAGATATGGAAGCATTTAAATTAGGTAACTGGGATAGTGAATTAGTATCATTCTATACTCCATATCTAGATACTGATAAATTCGGTATATTACAAGATGGATTAGCAGCATGTAACAAATTAGGGCTTAACTTTGATGAAGTATATAAGCGCACAAATACATCTTATAAACCAATTAAATTGTCAAAGGATATTTGGTTATCAGATTATAAATCAGCAGCATCAGTAGAACGTGTAGAAGCATTTATTAAATTAGGCAGACCAGATCCTGTACAATATGGGGAAGTGGTAGAAGGTAGTGGAATAAGAATAGTAAAATGGGAAGAAGTAAGAGCATCAGTAAAAGAAGTATTAGATGCACACAATTCGTAAACAAAAATCAAATATACAGTTATGAGTTATCAAACAAAAGTTCGTGCTAATTACATGAACAGAACAGCAAAGTTAGCCTTCTTTAAAGCCCGTAAACGCACAGGCGATGTTACTAAAGTAGCAGAAACAGTAGGTTATTCAACTAGTCACGTATCTAATACAATTAGTGGTACTAGGAGAATTAATAATACAATTGCAAATGCAATGTATTCACTAACACGCAGACGCATCAAAAACAGTGAGTTAGCATAAGCTAATCCATACCCAAGATCTCAGTTGCCCTGTAAGGCAATTGGGATCTTTTTTAAACTTAACATTATGATAGAATTTATAGAACATACCTTAGGATTATGTGGAGAAAAACATTTTAATATTGCAGCAGTAATATTGGATTGGCAAAACTTTAGCCCTATATTAAACTATATTAAATCATTATTCAAATAAAACATGGAGGACAAACATATGAAGTGTATTAAAAGTAATAAAACCGGAAACATCATCCGAGTAAGTAATCAACAAGCAGATCAAACTGTAGGTAGAGAATGGAAATTCGTATCTAAATCAGAATGGAAAAATAAAGATAAAGTTGAAAAAAGTAACGTATGAGTTATATAGTTAAGTTTATATTAGTAATGTTTGTTACGATAGTAGCAGATGTTTGTTGGACCTACTATTTTCTAAATGTAGAAGAACGCAAGCCGATGGCTGCAGGTATTTGGTCAGCACTTATTATAGTAGCGAGTGCTTTTATAACAACTAGCTATGTAGCAGATAGATCATTAGTACCAGCAGCAGTTCTAGGAGCATTTATAGGAACTGCAGGTACAGTATATTATAAAAAGAAAAAAGAAAATAAATGAGTAAAATAGAATCAAATAAGCTACTAATCAGTAGCGACTTCTATTCCGTCCAAGGAGAAGGAATAAGCAGTGGAATACCATCGTACTTCGTTCGTTTAGGATTATGTAATCTAACTTGCGGTATGTCTAGACCATTCACTAATAACCTATTAAAGGAAGCAGCATTAGCTGATGGTGAAATATTCAAAGGTGATTTAGAATTAGAAGGTAAAGCAACTTGGACTTGTGATAGTACATCTCAGTGGTTATGGAGAGGTGAAAATAAAGATTTCCAATACCTAATTGATCAATGGAAAGAACAAGGTATATATGATGATATTTTAAATGGTAATATCCATATCATTTGGACAGGTGGTGAACCAACAATTAAAGGACATCAAGTAGCTATTGCCGGTTTTATTAAATATTGGGCTAATTATGTAGAAGATAATAAAGAAGGAGATACAGAAGTTCATACATTTGATCGTGAAACAAATATGCATTCTATTCATTACAAACCAGTAAATTCATTTCATGAGATAGAAACAAATGGTACAAACTATATTGAAGAATATTTATTCGGTAAACTAAATCAAATCAACTGTTCACCTAAGTTATCCAATTCAGGTATGACAGCTAAACAACGTATTAATCCAGAAGCGATTAAACGTATAATGGAACATAAAAATTATCAATTTAAGTTTGTTGTTAGTATAGAGGACGACATTCAAGAAATCTTTAGAGACTTTATTGAGCCGTTTAATATTCCATTGAAAAATATAATTATAATGCCTGGAATGGATAGTAGAGATGATTTTCATGAAAGAACGCAGTTTAGCTTAGAAATGGCTAAAAAGTATAAGATTAGAGGTATGACCAGATTACATTTAAGTGCGTGGGATAAAACCTTGAACGTCTAAAAATATATTTTCTAGATATTTATTATAGTAAAAGGCTGCTGGCACAGTTCTAAAATAATAGGCTCAAGGTCCTTAGAGTATGCCAGTACTCTATCATGACTAAGAGCCTTTTTTATTTATTATAATGCATTATAGACAGATTTGGGAACAAGTAAATGGATTAATTCCAATTGATGAACAAGGAAGACCTTATGAAATACATCATCTAGATGGAAATCGAAAAAATAACAATGTTAATAACTTAAAGTGTGTAACTGTAGAGGATCATTACAATATACATCTACAACAAGGAGATTATTATGCTGCTTGGATTATAGGTCAAAGACTTAGCAGAAGCCTAGAAGAATTAGTAGAACTAAAAAAGAAAATGTCAGCTGCTAAAAAAGGTAAGCCGAGTAGTTTTACGGGAAAAAAACATTCCGAAGAATCAAAACATAAAATGTCTGAATCCGCTAAACGCAGAGGTATCCCAGAAGAAAGACAGCGTAGAATGGCGTTAGCAAGGATAGGAGTAAAAAGAGGACCATTCTCGGATGAACATAGAGCTAAACTAAGTGCGGCACATAAAGGTAAACCTAACCTAGGCAAAGGAATATCAAAAGGATTTGTAGAATGCCCTTACTGCAATAAAGTAGGAGGTGCACCAGGAATGAAAAGGCACCACTTTACACACTGTAAAAAATATTTGGAAAATTAAAATAATTAACATATCTTTATTTTATGGTTATAAACATTATCTACAACCTCGTATACATTCCAGTAATTTATAAAACATTAAACGTATAACGTGAAAACAATTAACATAGAAATCGCAAATATTACTGATGCTCAAGCAATTGCTTTAGAGGATATGTTTAGAACTTGGGTTAGTTTAGGAAATATTGGCTCAAGCAGATGGACATCCTTTTATGCAGACGGAGACGGTAACTTTAGGCCTAGTATTAAAGTAGACGGTAAAGACGCTGAATTTTCTCCTTTAATAGATGAAAAAATAAGAAATAAAATGTGGGAAGAAGGGGAATATAGAATTGATTATGACATGCTTGCATGGAAATTAAAACATTAAACGTATAATAGTGGAAAATATAATAGAAGTAAAATTCTGGATGGAACTTGAAACTACAGTAGATAATATGAATGAATTTACTAAAAGTGAAGATTATAGATTAGTAGCTGAAATACTTAAAAAGTATTCTATTGATGTAGTTATTTGCTCTAAAGTAAAACCAAAACATTAAACACATAATATGACAATCGATAAAGACGAACTATTTAAACTCTATATGGAGTGGGTCAATGAAGTAACTGAAGAATGTGATTGGAAAACTTCATTCGGCCCAGAAGAGATCGTACATTCAATAGCAACAATATTAGAACAAAACCCCCAACTAATAAATAATGAAGTTACTAACTAAATCAAACGGTAATCTATCCCGTACACCAGAAGAAATAGAACAAATGATCGAAAATGCTACAACAGCATACGCTAACTTCCTTACAGCAGTTGGATTTGACTATACAGCAGATAGACAAACCGAAGATACACCTCGTCGTGTAGCTAAAGCATGGCTTAAGGACCTAATTGTAGGTTCAGTAACAAACGAACCAAACATCACTACATTTCCTAACGATGAAGGATATGATGGATTAGTAATTCAATCAGGTATCCCTATCACTAGTATGTGTGCACATCATAACCTAGCATTTACTGGATTCGCTACAGTAGCATACGTTCCAGGTGAAATGGTAATCGGATTATCAAAACTAAATCGTATCGTTGAATGGTTTGCTCGTAGACCACAAATGCAAGAATCATTAACACAACAAATTCATGATTATATTGCTGATAAGATGGATTGTAAATCAGTAGCAGTAAGTATCGCTTGTAAACATACATGCTGTTCACATAGAGGTATTAAACACGCCTCAGTAATGTCAACCAATAAATTCAGTGGAGTATTCATGGAACGAGACAATTTAATCCGTGAAGAATTACTATCAGCAATCGAAATGAACGGAACTAAATTCTAATTATGAAGAAAAAATATTACAGCTGGGAAGAAATAGACGAGCATATGGAAATGTTATCTTTGGATATTATGAAAAGTGGAGTTAACTTCAATAAAATATATGGTATACAAAGAGGCGGTTTAATTCCTGCAGTAATGTTATCTCATATACTAAATACTCCTATATCGGATATAATAGATTCCTATACACTAGTAGTAGATGATATTTGCGATACTGGAGAAACACTAAAATTCTATTCAGAACAAAAGTGTCCAACAGCTACTATCCATTATAAACGCTCAGCAATTATTGAACCTACGTTTTGGAGAGAAATAGCTGAAGAAGATATATGGTACTGTTACCCTTGGGAAAGAAAAGATTCAAAAACAATTGCTGACTATAAAATATACAATGACACAAGAAGAAAAAGATTTAATACTTGATATTGATTTTGAATGTGCTAAACTTGAAGATATATTACACGGAGAGGAAGGTAAAGCAATAACATACATAAGAATATTAATATTAAACCTCTTAAAAAAATAAATATGCAACCTAAAGAATCAAAATCAAATAAACATTTCCAAATCAGCCTAGTTAAATCAACTATACGGATATTAGCAGGAATAGCTCTAGTATTAGGTAATATTCCACTAGCTGGAGTAGCTTTAATAATAGCAGAAATATTAGGGATCGCTGAAGAACTATAAAAATAAAATATGTTAAACGCAAAACAAATATTAGAAGAAGGATTATTACAATTAGAAACAGCACAAGGTAAGCCAGCACAAGTTGGATACGACCTTACACTTAAAGCAGTACAAAAAGTAGGTAATAGCATTGGTGGAAACTTTGAATTTATAGGTAAAATTGGTAAAATCTTAAAAGATAAAACCGAACTTACAACCTACACTCCTAAAGATATTATTAATTTAGATGGAGTTAGAGGATGGCTATTACACGAGGGTGTATATGATATCACATTTAATGAAGGATGTAAAATACCAGAAAATCGAGTAGCATTTATTAAACAACGCTCATCTCTCTACCGCAATGGTGCTATAATCAATAGCCCTGTATTTGATCCCGGCTTTGAAACAGCAAATATGGGTACTATATTATACGTACATGAAACAATATTCATTGAAGAAAATGCACGTGTAGCACAGATATACTTCCACGAATGCAATGGCGCTGATCTATACAACGGACAGTGGCAAAACGATAAGCAACGTAGCTCACTATAATATTAATAGCTCCTCATATCGAGGGGCTATCTTTCTCTTATATTTATATGTAAATAACATAGATGGCAATTGTATATCGCGTAACGAATGCTCCTAATACAGGAAGTTCATTCATTAAAAACACTACATTAACATACGCTGAAGGTGATGGTAACTTCGCTGTATTGGAAAATTTATCTTCCTCTTACGTCGCTTTTATCCGCTCGTATAATACGGGTTCATTTACTGGATCCTTTACAGGTTCACTTCTTGGAACGGCGTCATATGCTAACCACAGTAATAGCGCATCATATGCCGCTACATCGTCTTATGCAAAATATGCTGAAACATCATCATATGCCACCTCATTCACTGTAGCTAATACATTAACTGCCCAAACAATAATAGTTCAAACTATTACTTCAAGTGTTGAATTCGTAACTGGATCTACAAGATTTGGAAGTCTTATAGGTAATACTCATATATTTACAGGAAGTGTAAGTGTTAGTGGTAGCATAACAGGAACTAACGGAGTGGTTAATAATTTAACTGCATCTTGGGCTATATCTAGTTCGTATGCAAGTAATAGCGTTAGCGGTTCATATGCCATTTCCGCATCTTATTCAAATAATAGTACAAGTGCCTCTTATTCAAATAATAGTACATCAGCATCTTATGCTTTAACTGCTTCATATTCAAACAACAGTACAAGTGCCTCTTATGCATTAACCTCTTCATATTCTAAATATGCTGAGACATCATCATATGCTACTAGTTTTAGCGTAGCTAATAACTTAGTAGTAGGGGGTACAATAACAAGTGGTGGAACGGCAGTGGTATTAGGAAGTGGAACTACAAACACCGTACCAAAGTTTACAGCAGCAAGTACAATAGGGGATAGTAATATAAAAGATAATGGAACTGTAGTAAGTATTAACGCCACAGCAGGTAGTTTTGGAGCACTTCAAGTTGGTAGCTACAATGGTAATATCTTAATGAATACTAATAATACATCTGCTGGTTTAATATTTCAAAATACTGATTCTTCTAATAAATTATGGGATTTTTCTTCTTATAACAATAACCTATCTTTTAATGAATCAAATATTGGTGTTGTAATGTTACTTCAAGCAGGAGGAAATGTAGGTATAAGACAACCAAACCCAACAGCTGCACTTCATGTATCAGGAACAGTAAGATTTCCAGATTTAACATCAACATCAGGATTATCAAATATAGTAATGACTGATCTTTCAACAGGACAACTTCACTACACAGCATCATCTATGTTTGTAACAAATATAAATGATACCTATGCAGCAACACCAGCAATAACAAACATAATCACTTTATCAGCAGCTGAATACAGTAGTATAGGAGCTCCTTCATCAAACACACTTTACGTGATAATATAAATGTATGGGTAGTTTAAAAGTAGGTACAACATTAAGGGATACAATAGGTCAATTAAAATTAGGAAGTAGCAATGTAACAGCTATGTATAACGGTAGCGTACAAGTATTTCCATCAGCGACTACAACAACAACTAGCACAACTACTACAACAACAACGGCAGCACCAACTACAACGACAACAACAACTACTACAACTGCAGCACCAACAACTACAACAACAACAACTACAACGGCTGCACCAACAACAACTACAACAACAACTGCGGCACCAACTACAACTACAACAACAACGGCTGCACCAACAACAACTAGTACAACTACAAGTACAACAACTGTTCCTCCATCAACTGTAGACGTTACTCTACAATATGATGGTTTAGCATGGGAAATTTACGCCTCAATACCATTCTCATCCCCATCAACACTTGATGATTTAAATTTCTATGGAACAGCAACTGGTTATTCTTCAGCAGGATGTATTAATGTCACAAGCACGCAAGGCTTCTCAATTACTTTATTAGCAGGTAATACTTCGACACATACTGAACTTGGAACAAACCCACCATTAGATTGGGAAAGTATGAAAGTTACAACATTGTATGTAGAGGGTGAATTAATAACTACTACTCCACAAAGTATAGTAGTAAACGGCCATACTTATATAATAACAGGATACGGAAATTGCTTTAACGCATAACATATAAAAATTTAAGTTGGGAACTGCAAAGTTCCCTTCTTATATTTAACGTATGTATCAATCAATATATTACGATCGCCCAACATACACTTATTATCTAAGAGATGATGAGAAAGGCTGGCTCGATTTTAAATACACTCCCGAGCTATATAAGATAACTCCAAATGGACCTTTAGAAACACTAGATGGTAAACGTGCTACACCTGTAGAAAAATACGAATGGAGAGACATTTCATTATATGAACAAGACGTTGATAAATGTACTCGCGTACTAATTGACCTATATAAAGACAGTGATGATGCTCCTAAATTTCAAAACATAGTATACTTTGATATTGAGTGTGAGATTGGAGGGACATTAACATCAGAATACATTAAAACAGCACCTATGAAGATGACTTCAGTTGCTATATATGATTCTACTACTAAAAAACACTACTGCCTAATACTAGATGAAAAACAACAACTTACATCTATAGAAGAAGAAAATAGACAAATAAAACCTTACCGTACCGAAGCAGATATGCTCTCAGCATTTCTAGACTTATGGAAATATCTAGACCCAACCATCATTACAGGATGGAATAGTGGATTCTTCGATGTACCCTATCTGTATTATAGACTATGCAATGTGCTAGGTAAAGATCAAGCTGCTCGCTTATCTCCAATTCGCAAATTTAACTTCACTGAATGGGATACATCTCAACCTATTGAAATAGGAGGTATTAACCATCTAGATTACATGTTATTATTTAAAAAGTACATTGTAAAGCAAGAACCATCATATAAATTAAATGATGTAGGAGAAAAATACGTTAAATTAGGTAAAGTAGAATACGAAGGATCATTAGATAAGTTATTCGTAGATGATATAAATAAATTTATAGAATACAATATTCGTGACGTTGAAATTATCATTGAATTAGAGAAGAAATTAAAGTTCATGGATTTAACAGTAGCAATCTGTCATCTATGTCACGTACCCTACGAAAATATCTACCTATCAACAGTATTGAATGATGGAGCTATATTGACTTATCTTAAACGTCAAGGTATAGTATCACCAAATAAACCAACTACAATCAATCCAATACTGAAAGAGAGCAACAATGATGAATATGCAGGTGGATACTTAAAAGACCCAGTACCCGGATTATACGAGTGGGTTATTGATTTGGACTTTACCTCCCTATACCCCTGCATCATCCGCTCACTCAATATCGGAATTGAAACATTAATAGGTAGAATCGTAAATAATGGTAAATATGATAATCATTGGACGTATGCTGAACTAAAGGAAATGGATCCTACTGACTTAGTAGTGATTGAACGATTAAATGAAGACTTTACCTTATCTCGCTCACAAGTAGCAGTAAGTAAGATATTGAACATGATAGAAGCAAACGCTTGGATTACAGCAGCATCAGGAGCAATATTTCAAACTACTAAATCATCAGTAGTATGTGAAGTATTAACTGATTGGTTCAATAAGCGTGTTGAATATAAAAACATGATGAAAGCAGCATATAAAGCTGGAGATACAGTTAAATATGAATTCTACCATCGATTACAACACGCTTATAAGATTAAATTAAATGACGTTTATGGATGCTATGCTATCAACAGCTGGAGATACACAGACGGACATAAAATAATATCCTCAGCAATTACATTAACAGGACAAAGACTAATCCAAGAATCAATCATATTCGTAAATAAGTGGTTAAATACACAATTACAAACTGAAGGTAAAGATTACGTAGTAACATCCGATACCGATTCACTATTCGTTCAAGTTAAAGACTTAGCATTACGTCGTAATCCTGATCTAGCTACTGCTAGTAAAGAAGAATGGGTAACTAATATCTTAGAAATCACAACTGAAATACAAAAAGCAGCAAATGATTATATTTCTACCTTCGTTAGGAAAACATTTAACATACTAGATAATAGAGAGCATTACTTAGAATTAAAACAAGAAGTAGTCATTGAACGAGGATACTTTGCAGGTAAACGTCGTTATGCGATGGCAATTGTAAATAAAGAAGGCCTACCTGTAGATGAAATGGTGATGATGGGATTAGATATGATGAAATCAAATATGCCTCCACTATACAAGAAATTTGGACACGGACTATTAACAGAAATAATGGCTGGTAAACCCAAATCCGAAATTGATAAATGTATAGTAGATTTCAAAACATCACTAGATCAACTACCCTGGAGCGAGTTAGCAAGACCAACAGGCGTTAAACAAATAAACTCATACATCGCTAAACGTCCATCACCAGGCGAAATATTCAGTGAATTTAAATTAAAAGCACCTATTAACACAAAGGCAGCAGTATATTATAATGATTTGCTAAAATTCAAGAAAGCGGATAAAACATTCACAAGATTTACAGAAGGCGATAAGATGAAATATGTATCATTGAAGCCCAATCCCTTTAACATTAACGTAATAGGTTTTACTGGATATAATGATCCTGAATTTATCACATCCTTCATAGATAAGTATGTAGATAGAGAGGATGCATTTAACTCAGTACTATTAAATAAGTTAACTGGCATATACAGTGATCTAGGTTGGGACTTCCCCGTATTAAACGCTAAAGTCTTAAAATTCTTTAAATTCAATTAACAATGATCCGTCTAAACGAGAGTACCAAGCAAATAAGAGTAGATACAAGTATTAAAATTATAGAGCAAGACGGTACTGAGGTGACGGCATTAGTAACAGTATTGGTAGGGGTAAATAGAGTAAAAGAAGACAAATGGTACAATATATACAAAATTGCAAATACACTATTCAATAAAGATTTCATATTGGATAGGCGGTTAACGCCTAAGAAATCATGGTGGAAAATTTGGTAAGTCACAATAAAAGTTATATATTTAAGTTATGAAAAAGTTATATTTAGAAGACGTTATCGAAAAATACTATCTAGGTGGACTAGTAGAACGTGTTAAAATCAATATCAAAGATAAAACACTAACGACTAAATTCCTAGCTACTAAGAAAAATCTAGTAGGGACAATTACAGCTCCCAACATCGAATTAGAAGATTGCGAATTTGGTATATACGATACATCGCAACTACTAAAATTAATCGGTATTACAGATCATTTCCTAATGCTAAACGTTGAAAAGCATGGTAAAATAGCAAATAAGCTATTAATTGCAGACAACGAATTTAATCTAGAATATGCATTAGCCGATGTAATGTTAACTCCATCAGTACCATCTATTGAAGAACCAGAATATGATATGCAAGCAGACGTAGATACTGACTTCGTATCTCGTTTCCTAAAAGCAGCTAAAGCATTAAATACAGACGTGTTCATCGTTGAACAATCTACAGACGCAGAAGGCGAAAAAGCAATGAAGTTTACACTAGGTGGAACCGAAGGCTACACTAATAAAATTAACTTTACATTACCCACACTAGTACATGGTAGAGTAGGTAAAATTACTAAATTTACATTAGAGGAATTCAATGAAATACTATTAGCAAATAAAGAATTTAAAGCAGGTAAATTAAGCATTAGTGTAGATGGATTATTAAAACTAGAATTTATCAACGAAGAAGGAGTAATAGCCTCTTATATTCTCGTCGGTAAGGAATAATCTTCATATACGTATATACGCAAACACAAAGTTATAATAAATAAAAGTTACAAATGACAATCAAACCGTTACATAACCACGTCGTGGTTAAACAAGTAGATGAAACCGAAACAATGTATGGTAATATCATCGTACCAGATGCAGGTAAAGAAAAACCACTAATGGGTGAAATTATCGCTACAGGCCCCGGCATCATCAACATGAATGGAATATTAATTCCAAATACACTATTAGTAGGTCAAAAAGTAGTATTCCCATCATTTGGAGGACAACGCGTCTCTATAGGTGGAGAAGATTACCTAATCTACAAAGAACAAGACATATTTGCAATTCTAGAAGACTAAAACCAATATAAATGAGTAAAATAATCAGTTTCGACCGCGAAGCAAAACAAAGGCTTCAAGCAGGTATCGACAAAGTAAACAAAGCAGTATCCGTTACAATGGGTCCCTTCGGACGTAACGTATTAATTGAAAAAGAACATGGCCAAGTAGCATCCACTAAAGATGGAGTTACCGTTTCAAGAACCATTACATTGGAAGATCCAATTGAAAACATGGCGGCTACAGTAATTAAACAAGCAGCAGAGAAAACAGTAAGTGCAGCAGGTGATGGAACAACAACATCAACCGTATTAGCTCATTCAATCGCTTCACAAGCTCTAGATGCTACATCATACCCATCAACAAACGCAACTCAAGTAAAGCGTGGTATCGAACAAGCAGTTAAAGTAGTAGTAGCGGAATTAAAGAAAATGTCTCGCCCTATCGAAAGCGAAGATCAAATTAAACAAATCGCTACATTATCAGCTAATGGTGATGCTGAAATAGGTGAATTAGTAGCTACAGCATTAGATAAAGTAGGAAGAGACGGAGTCGTTACAGTAGAGGAATCGCGTACTGGGGAAACTAGTTTAGAAGTAGTAGAAGGTATGCAGTTTGATAGAGGTTACAAGTCACACTACATGGTAACAGACAACAACACAATGTCTGCTAACCTAGTAGATGCATTAGTATTACTAGTGGATGGTAGAATTTCAGCAGTGAAAGATCTATTACCGATTTTAGAATCAGTATCTAATGATAATAAATCATTATTGATTATAGCTGAAGATATTGATGGTGAAGCACTAGCAACATTGATTGTAAATAAGATGAGAGGTATTTTGAAGGTAGCGGCTGTTAAAGCACCTGACTTTGGAGAACGTCGCTTATTAATCTTAGAAGACATTGCAACCATCACAGGTGGAACAGTAGTATCACCTCAAAAGGGAATGAAATTAGATAAATTCAATAAAACCTGGTTTGGATCTGCACGTACAATTACTGTAGGTAAGGATACAACTACAATTATTGATGGTAAAGGAGATACAACAGCAATCGAAACACGTGTATTAGAATTAAAAGCACAAATCGACAAATCAAGTTCACCATATGAAATTGAGAAACTACAAGAGCGCCTAGCTAAAATGATTGGTGGAGTAGCTATTATCAATGTAGGAGGAGGAACGGATATTGAGATGAAGGAAAAGAAAGATCGCCTTGATGATGCTCTACAAGCAACACAAGCAGCATTAGATGAAGGTATATTACCTGGAGCTGGAGTAGCATTATTGAATGCTAGAAAAGCACTTAAAGCAGATCTAGATGGTAAAAATGATATATCTAAAGGAGTAGCAATAGTGTTTGCAGCTTGTGGAAAACCATTTAAACAAATTCTAGAAAACGCAGGTGAAGATGCTAGTGAATGGTTAATGTCCTTAAACATACATAGCGAAAACCTAGATCTAGTACCTGATATTGCAAAAGGAGCAGCAGTAGATGCCTTCGAAGCAGGAATCATTGATCCTACTAAAGTAGTAAGATCAGCATTAGAGAATGCAGCTGCAGCAGCAGTAACATTACTGATGACAGAATGTGTAATCCATGATAAACCTGATACTAAGAAAAAGGTAGAAGACTTTGGGATGGCAGAGATGGGAATGTAATTTCACAGTACAATAAAAATATAGTTATGAAGCAACACACGCTCTGGATAGAGAAATATAGATCACAAACCCTAGAACAATATATCGGAAATGATGCGATCAAAGATCGCATCGCCGATTGTATTGCTAAAAACGATATACCACACTTTATATTTAGTGGAACAGCAGGTACAGGTAAGACAACATTAGCTAAGCTAATAGTAAATAATATTAAATGTGATTACCTCTACTTAAATGCTAGTGATGAAAATGGAATTGACATTATTAGAGATAAAGTAAAAGGCTTCGCATCATCAGCCTCATTTAATCCACTTAAAGTGATTATATTAGATGAAGCAGATTTCCTCACTCAACCTGCTCAAGCAGCACTTAGAAACATTATTGAAGAATATTCAATCAATACACGTTTTATTTTAACTTGTAATTATATTGAACGTTTAATTGAACCACTACAGTCCCGCTGTGAAATCAATATCCTAAAACCACCAACTAAAGGCGGTGTAGCTAAACATATCTGTACTAATGTATTAGATGTTGAAAAGATAACATATGAAATGAAGGATATAGCTCAGGTAGTAAATATGTTCTACCCTGATATTCGTTCCATTATTAAAGTACTACAACAAAATACTATACTTGATCATCTATCAGGAGAAAATATATTAGTAATAGATAAAATAGATAATAACTGGTGTAAGCAACTCGTTCAAATACTAAATAAACGCGATAAGGATGCTTGGTTTCAAATACGCCAACTTGTAGCAGATTCGCAAGTAGATGATTTTCAAATCGCTTATAGATATATGTTTGAACATATGCCTGAATTTAGTTATGGAAACGATGCTAATCTATCAGTTATATTAGATGATTTCATTTGGAGGTCATCAGTAGTACCTGATAAAGAAATTAACTTCGCAGCAGCAATCGCTAAAATATTAGACACAACCAAAAAACAAATATTATAATGGAACAACAACAGATGAATATTAGTCTAGATAAGACAACAGGAATATCATGTAATGAATGTAAAGGTGAAGTATTTCAAGAAGGAGTGATGCTTAGAAAAGCATCTCGATTCTTAACAGGTACAGCACAAGACGCATTAGTACCAATTCAAGTATTCGTATGCGCTAAGTGTGGAAACGTAAATAATGAATTCCTACCTTTACAGTTAAGAACTGATGAAGTAGAAGTTATAGAAGAAAATAATTAACAATGTTTAATATATTCAAACAAATAAAACAACTTAAAATGAAAAAAGAAGAGTTAGAATTGGAAAGAGAACAAATGTTAGAAGTTATACAGAAATTAAATGTTGCTACTAAACAACAAGATGCTTATATTTCTCAATTACGAGAAAATTTAGATGAAGCAATTGCTCGAGTAAAATACTTAGCTGGACAGCTTGATATGAAAGAAGCACAGAAAAAAGCATCAACCCAATTCAATGATAATAATAGAGATTATTAATGTCAACAATATTTGACCATATTAAAAATATTACCACTAATAAGGGTCCGTACCTGGGAGACGAGGGATGGAACAATTGGATGATCAATCGCTTCCTAAGTATGGACCCCGATTACTGTGAAGTAGTAAATATCGTTCAGAAGAATACCTGGCAGATGAAGGGAGAAAATCTATATAACTTATATAAAGATCTTATTCCTAAACAATACAAGTATCTTAAGTATATTAAGGCATCTAAAAAGGTAGATTATAAACCTGAAGAGGTAGAAGCGGTACAAGTATACTTTGAAGTTAGTAAAAAAGAAGCTAAAGAATATATAAACATGCTTCCTAAAACTGAATTAGAAACAATCACATCTCAAATACATGGCGAAATGTAATTTACATTCATGGGAAGGATCACCACAAGTAGACTATTGCTATCTGTGTGAACAAGAACAATATAAAATAAATGTTATGAACAACAGTACAATAAATGTAAAATCAGCTATATCACAATCGCTGATGGAAGAACTAGTGTATGGTTCTCTCGATAAGAATTTAATGGCGGCTCTAGTTGAAGTAGCTACTCAGCTACCTAAAGACTCTATTACATGTGCAGTGATGGAAGATTTAAAACATAGAGCAGATCGTGGATTACAAAAATATAATACCACACTAGGTGAAAATGATCATCAAAATATGCTACAACATGCATACGAAGAAGCTCTAGACATGGCTCAATACCTTAAGAAAGAGATCATTACTTTAAATACTATTCAAGACTTAGTTAAGAAACATCCCAACGACACTGAATTAGGAATGCTAATACGAAACAAATATGGCAAAGCCTAAACTAACAGAGATTGAATTAAGTATTAAGAAATATATTCCTCCTGAAGTAAACCCAGCATACCAACGCTCAGTATCTTATTCCCAATATTCTATGTGGGCTACTTGTCCTCATAGATGGGCAATGAAATACATTGAGAATAAAGAACCTTATCAGGCTAGTATCCACACCGTATTCGGAACAGCGTTTCATGAAACATTGCAAGAGTATCTCAAAATAATGTATAATGAAAGTGGATCAGCCTCTGATAAAATGAATCTAGAAGAACTATTCCAAGAACGATTTAGAGAAGTATATTCTAAAGAATATAAATCAGCTGGAGCTCACTTTAGTAGCCCTACTGAAATGAGAGATTTCTTCGATGATGCAAGAGCAATGCTAATCTGGATTCAAAAAAGAAGAAATAAAATATTCACTATCCGTAATGTAAGATTATTAGGAATAGAAATACCTTTACTACTTAAACTATCAAATAACCTATATTATAAAGCATTCGTTGACTTTGCAGTATATGATATAGATTTAAAAAAAGTTACTATATATGATATCAAAACATCAACGCGTGGATGGAGTGACGCTGAAAAAAGAGACGATAAAAAAACTGCTCAAATCTTACTATACAAAGAGTATTTCGCTAGACAGTACGGATTTGACATCGAGCAAATCGAAGTCGAGTTCTTCATCGTTAAGCGAAAAATCTATGAAAAAGCTGAATACCCTATTCCCCGGATTCAGTCATTTAGACCAGCTAGTGGAAAATCCAAACGACGAAACGCCGTAGATAGCTTCCAAGACTTCATTAAAGATTGTTTCGATGAAAGTGGAAAGCCACAAATAAAATCTTACCTTAAAAATGTAGGTGAGAGTAGTTGCAAATGGTGTCCTTACAAAGATGATGCAAGTCTTTGCGATAAGAATGCGGTTTCCATATAGACGTATATATTTATATCAAATATAATATTATGGCAAAGATGCAATTAACATCGGTAAAAATACCGGAAGACTTATTCGAACAATTTAAAATAGCATGTGTTAGATACAAATTCAGCGTACAAAAATTAACAGAACGCGGTATGTTTCTATATCTAACAGATGAAGAATGGAGAAAAACAATTCACAATACCCTAGACACACAATTAACAGGAAGTTTATAAAATTTAAAACACGTTACGAATGAAAGAAGGTTATATTGAGCAATCAAAACGTAAGAAAATCTTACTACTATGTGATGATATTAGAATGACATCTGGTATCTCAACAATGGCGCGAGAAATGGTCATTGGAACTGCCCACCATTTTAATTGGGTAAATGTAGGTGGAGCTATTAATCACCCTGATCAAGGTAAACGCTTTGATATTAATGGTGATACCAATACCCATGCAGGAATATCAGATGCTAGTGTATATTTGTATCCTATTAATGGATATGGAGATCCTACATTTCTAAAACAGATGATAGCATTAGAAAAACCAGATGCACTAATGATGTTTACTGATCCAAGATATTGGATTTGGTTGTTTCAAATGGAGCATGAAATAAGAAAGAAAATGCCTATTATATATTTAAATATATGGGACGATTTACCTTATCCCATGTATAATAAACCATACTATGAGTCATGTGATGCCCTATTAGCAATCAGTAAACAAACTGAAAATCTAAATAGAGCAGTATTAGGACCAGAATTATCAGCTGAGAAAGTAATTAAATATGTTCCTCATGGTATTAATGAAAGTATATTCTTTCCTATTACTACTGAACATACTGAATATTTATCCTTGCAAGAATTTAAAAAACAATTATATGGAAATAAATCGTACGACTTTACTGTATTATATAATGCGCGTAACATCCGTCGTAAATCGGTTCCTGATTTAATGTTAGCTTGGAAGATATTCATTGATGAACTTCCAGAAGATAAAGCTAAAAAATGCGCTTTAGTATTACATACTCAAATCGCAGATGAAAATGGTACTGACCTACAAGCAGTAAAAGATATGCTATTTGGATATGAAGAGAAATATAACATCATATTTGATCAGAATAAGTATCCTGCTAACATGATGAATTTACTCTATAATGCTACAGATGTGAATGCATTAGTTAGTAGTAATGAAGGTTGGGGATTATCATTAACAGAAGCAATGATGTGTGGTAAACCAATCATAGCAACAGTAACAGGCGGAATGCAAGACCAAATGCGTTTTGAAGATGAAAATGGTGAATGGGTTAAATTCACTGAAGAATTCGGTTCTAACCATAGAGGTAAATATAAAAAACATGGTAAATGGGCGTTTCCCGTATTCCCATCTAACCTATCAATTGTAGGTTCAATTCCAACCCCTTATATTTTTGATGATAGAGCAGAACCATTCGATATTGCTGAACAAATTCAAGAGGTATATGCCTTAAAAACAAATCAAATCGAAGAGTATGGATCTCATACTAGAGGATTTCAAACATATGAAGAAGTTTGTAAAGCAGCTAGAGATTGGGTTACATCAGATGAATCAATGCAGTCAGCAAGATGGATGTGTAAGAATATAATTGATGGTATAGATGAAACATTCGCTAACTGGCAACCACGTCATTCATTTGAATTAATTCAAGTAGAAACTCCAAAACAACCAAAACATTACAATAAATACGTTATAGCAAAATAATATGAAACAATTAATCGTTATAAGTTGCCCAATAGACACATATAGTGGATATGGTGCTCGCGCAAGAGATATAGTTAAATCGCTTTTAAAGACGGATAAATACGAGGTAAAGATCCTATCACAACGATGGGGTAATACGCCTTTTGGATTTTTAAAAGCAGACAATGCTGAAGATAAACAGATATTAGACTGTATATTATCATCAAATGAATTACCAAAACAACCAGACATTTGGATTCAACACACAGTACCAAATGAATTCCAAGCAATAGGAAGATATAATATTGGTATTACAGCAGGAATTGAAACAACACTATGTGATATTTCTTGGATTGATGGAGTTAATAAAATGGATTTAACATTAGTATCCTCTGAACATGCTAAAAGAGTATTTGAAGTGTCAGCATTCGAGCAAAGAGATAAAAATACTCAGCAATTAGTTAAAACTATTAAATTAGAAAAACCAGTTGACGTATTATTTGAAGGAGTAGACACTAGCATATATGAGAAAATAGATGCTATAAATGAAAGTCAAGTATGGGATGTACTAGATACTATTCAAGAAGATTTTAATTTCCTATATGTTGGACATTGGCTTCAAGGTGAATTAGGACAAGATAGAAAAGACACAGGTATGTTAATTAAAACATTCCTTGAAACATTTAAAGGAAAAGGTAAAAAACCTGGACTGATTATGAAAACTTCTACTGCTACCTATTCTGTAATGGACCGAGATGAAATATTAGATAAAATTCAAAGATTAAGACTATTAGTAGGTGATCAAGATTTACCAAATATATATTTAATGCATGGTGAATTAACAGATGGAGAAGTAAATGAATTATATAATCATCCTAAAGTAAAAGCACACGTGTCATTTACTAAAGGTGAAGGATATGGTAGACCATTATTAGAAGCAACTATTAGTCAAAAACCAGTAATTGCTCCTAACTGGAGTGGACAAATTGATTTCTTAGATAAAGATATGTCTGTATTGTTAGCAGGTGAAATAAAACAAATTCATCACTCAGCAGTAGTAAAAGATATGTTATTACCTGAAAGTGGATGGTTTACTGTTGATTATGAGAAAGCATCTGCTGTATTAACAGACGTTTATAAAAATTATAAAAAGTACATTGATGGGGCAAAGAAACAAGCTTATCGTTCACGTACAGAATTTAGTTTAGATAAGATGGCTGAAAAATTAAATTCAATAATTGATACAAAGATACCTAAACAAGTAGCACTTAAACTACCTCAGCTTAAAAAAATTGAATTACCTAAACTTAAAAAAGTAGATGATGCAGAGTAATACAGGAGCCGTAGTTTATACTTATCAAAATAACAACTTAAATTATGAAAGAATTACTTACAATATGTCCTAAATGCAGTTCAAATGCATGTAGTGAAATATCAAATGATAAATTAATTGTATGGAATTGTTTTGGATGTGGCTTCACATCCAATTCAACCCTTACAGAAAAAAATATAGAAACAACAGAGGAAGTATTACCTGAATTATATAAAGCACTTAGATTTAAAAGTGTTGAAGGATTATATTGGTATCCTATGTCTGTAATATTAGAAAATAAAGCAATGGTATTTGCTGAAGGTAAAACCATTGAAGATTGGAAATGGTCTGCCATTCAATCTAAAGAAGATAAACCTGATATGTCTACTAAAAAAGAATATATAGAATCCGAGTTTATGGATGCGTTAGAATATATTGGTTACTTTAATCAAAAATAAATATGCCTACAATTAGTTATGCAATTACAGCCTGTAATGAACATGTTGAATTAGAACGTCTATTAAATCAATTAAACGAAAGTATTCGTCTTGAAGATGAGATAGTGGTTCAATTAGATATAACAGCTACTGCTGAAGTTAGGGCGGTAGCTGAACATTATAATGTAGGAGCTCAATATGAATACCATAGAGTATATGCTACACTAAATAACGACTTCGCATCATTTAAAAATAATCTTAGCGAACATTGCACACGCGACTATATCTTTCAAATAGATGCAGATGAATATCCACACCCAGAACTAATTGAAAATTTACCTGCTCTTCTTGAACATAATCCTGAAATTGATGTATTTCTAGTTCCTAGAATTAATACAGTAGAGGGACTAACAGAAGAACATATTAGAAAGTGGGGATGGAATGTACAAAATAGTAGAGTTAATTTCCCAGACTACCAATGGAGAATATGGGTAAATAAGAAAAATATTAAATGGATAAATAAAGTTCATGAACGATTAGATGGTTTTGGATTATATTGTAATTTACCTCTAATAGATGAACTATGCCTATACCACCCAAAAGATATAATTAGACAAGAAAAACAAAATAATTTTTACAACACACTATGAACTCAGAAATATTTAAAAATGAAGACGGCACTTTCATCATTTTCCCGAATGACGCTATTGCCCAACATATTAAAAGTGGTAGATTATGGGAACCTCATTTTAAGACTGTTATTTCCAATTTAATTGAACTAGGAAATACAGTCGTTGATTGCGGTGCTAATTTTGGATACAATGCTGTTTTGATGGGGAAAGAAATAGGATCTAATGGAATGCTTATAGCATTTGAACCACAAAGAATTATCCATCAACAACTGAATGGTAATTTAATATTAAATAACATATTCAATGCAATTACTTTCCAAGCAGCCTTAGGAGATGGTTCTATATCATCAACTACTATGAGTTCTGTGAATTATGAACTACCTTGGGTAAACATTGGAGATACATCTGTGGGAAATGGTGGAGAAGAAGTAGCTGTTTACTCATTAGATAGCATCAATATGGTAAGTGTAGATTTTATCAAAATAGATGTTCAGGGATATGAATTATTTACACTTCAAGGAGCTAAAGATACTTTAAGTAAATTTCAACCTGATCTATTTATTGAAATTGAACCACATCAACTAATTAAATTTGGTATAAATGCAGACCAGTTATTAGATTATATTAAGTCATTTGGATATAAGATCTTTAAAATAAATAATGACTATCCTTGTGATCACATCTGTACAATAAACAATCTAGATAAAATAGAAAAACTAAAAAATTTATTACCGTTATTAGAAGTATAATGAAAAAAGTTTTATTTTTTGATCCTCATTTAAATGAGAGGGGAACTAGTATTGCTACATATGACTATGCTTATTACAATGAAACTATTTTAGGAAATAAATCTATCATAGCATCTCTAACATCATCAGAATTAAAAAGTTATAATAAGTTTAATGATAGGTTTGAAGTCATTATGTGTAAGGACACAGCTGAATTATCTAATATTGAGTGTGATTACATGTATGTATTAAAATTTGGTACTAATGATGGGGTATTACATAAAAATGCTAAGAATTTAGTTCATGTTGTGTTTCCATCATACGATCCTCATGGAGATGTATATGCTTACATTTCAAAATGGTTAGCTGAGGCTCATGGCAAAAACTCTCTATTTGTACCCCATATGGTTAATCTACCAGAGGTTAAAGAAGATTTTAAAGATTTTTTTAAGATTAAAGATAAGTTAGTAGTTGGTTGGTATGGAGGTGATAATTTTGACATTTCATTTGCTCAACAAGCTGTTATAGAGGCTGCATCTAAAAGGAGTGATATTGTATTTCTATTTATGAACCAATCAGCGTTCTGTGATATAGATAACGTCATATTTGTTAAAGGAACTACAGATCAAGAACAAAAAGTAGCATTCATCAACACATGTAATGTTATGATACATGCTAGAGAAAGAGGAGAAACATTTGGATTAGCAGTAGCAGAATTTTCCTCCAAAAACAAACCAATCATTACTTACTTTGACTCACCAGAAAGAAACCATTTAGTTCAATTGAGAGATAAAGGAATTTATTATTCTAATTACTCAGAATTACTAAATATACTACTTAACATCCAATTATCAGATATTCAACACAGAGAATGGAATCAATATACTGATTTTACTCCTGAAAAAGTTATTAATCAATTTAACAATGTATTTTTATGGAATTAGATCAAATTAAATCTTATTTTACCCCCACCAATATCTTAGATATTGGGGCTAATGTTGGTGGATGGTATAATCATTGTAAATCTTACTTCCCAGATAGCTATATACTTTCTATTGAAGCAAATGAAGGGTGTGAAAGTGCTTTAAAAGCATGCAATCCAAATTATATTATTGCTTTATTAGCAAAGGACGAAGAGATGTATGATTTTTTTACATTAAGGGATGCCCCTACAGCTACTGGTAATTCAATATATAAAGAATTAACTTATGTCTACACGGATAACTCTACTATCATTAATAAGAAAAAAGGAGTAATGTTAGATAATTTATTAAGAAATCGAAGTTTTAATTTAATCAAAATGGATGTACAGGGGGCAGAACTAGATGTGATTAAAGGGGGGCTAACAATATGTAAACAAGCTAAAGGAATAATCTTAGAAGTAGCTTTTGAAGCATACAATCAAAATGCCCCATTATATGATGAAGTAATAGAATATATGTCTTCAATAGGATTCAGTAAAGAATTAATACTAACAAACCTACCACAACACCATGACATATTCTTTATAAATAAAAATATTTTATAAATGAAGATATTATACGTAACTAACCATTTAAGTATAGCTAGAGCAAGTGGTGGATATATTAATGATTATCAAAATGATCTAATATTCTATGGGTTAAGAGAATTATTTGGAGACGATGTTGTAGATAGTACCCAAATCGTATCACTTTATAAAGAAAATAAAGATAAAATACCATCCCAACACATATGGGGAGGTATGACTACTTGTTGGTTAATAGATAAAAATAATATTAACCGGGATAGTATTGAAGACAAAATTAAATCCCAATATTACGATTTAATAATATATGGTACTATTAAAAGATGTAAAGACTATTACGATTTAGCTTCTAAAGTATATCCCCCAAATAAAATAATTCTAATTGATGGTAATGACGAAAGTGAATTAGATCCTCTTTATAAAAAACATTTATATTTTAAAAGAGAATTAACTATAAACCATCCTAATCTTCTACCTATAACATTCGGAATACCTACTTCTAAAATAGCCACACCTACCCTTGCAAAAACTAAAGATTTTGCTACATGTATACCTGGCCAACCTGAAACTTATATTTTTAAAGAAGAACAGCCATATTATGAAGATTATCAAAAATCATTTTATGGAGTAACCATAAAGAAAGCTGGGTGGGATTGTATGAGACACTATGAAATATTAGCTAATTATTGCATACCCTACTTCATTGGATTGGAAGATTGTCCTAAAGATACACTATCTCATTTTCCTAAAGAATTATTATTAGAAGCAAGAGAATTAGCTAATAACTTTGATGAGCAAAAATACTTCAATATATTGGATGAATTATTTAATTACACAAAAAATAATTTAACAACAAAAAGCATAGCAAACTATATAATATCTAAAATATAATGTACACTAGTAATTTACACGAACCCGAAACTATCCGCAATTTAAATTGTGAAATTAAACGTCACGATATAATTAATCATTTAATTGGAAAATACAATTTGGTTAATTACTTAGAGATTGGTGTATTTAAAGGAGAAAATATAAGAGAAATTAATGCTCTCCATAAAGATGGAGTTGACCCCGGACATGAAGGGGTAATAGTACCTGAAGTAAATTATAGAATGACGTCAGACGATTTCTTTGAATTACTTAAAGGACATGAGGATATTAAATATGATATTATTTTTATAGATGGTTTACATCATGCTGACCAAGTAACTAAAGATATTAAGAATGCTTTAAATCACTTAGTACCTAAAGGGTTTGTTGTATTACACGATTGTAATCCAATCAGCTATGAAGCACAACTAATACCTAGACAAACAGTAGCTTGGAATGGTGATACATGGAAGGCATTTGTTGGATTTAAAATGGATAATATAGATTTTCAATGTTGTGTTATAGATACTGACTTTGGAGTTGGAGTAATTAAGAATACTGTTTACACACCTAAATTTAATATCCATTCAACTTTACATTGGAATCAGCTTAACGAAGATAGAAAACAGTTATTAAATCTAATTAGTTATGATGAATTTAAAGCAACTTATTAATAAATCTGTTTACGGAACGATAGGTTATATTTCATCTCAAGAAGATTTAGATGTATTAGAACAATATATTGTATATAATTTACCTGTTTTAAAAGAATTTAAACAAATATTAGTAGCAACTAATTATTCTGATTTAGATCTAATAGAAGATAATAAACAACTATGGACTAAATATTTTCCAAATTGTACTTTATTAGACTCCAAAACTAATAGGGGCCATAACTTTGGCACAGCGGATTTAGATAATATGATTTTTAATTATTGCAAAACAACAGGTGAAGAATGGCTATGCAAATCAGCAAATGACATTATAGTTCAGGAATCAATATTAAATAAAGAAGTAGAAGAAGCTGACTTTTACTATATGAATGGGATTGGCTATACAGGTATGGCGGAATATGACTTTGATTTTGATAGGATAGTGAAGGAATGTTTTTATCCCCAAACAAATCTATATTTTGTAAATGTTAGTAAAACTGATTATCTAACAGATAAAATATATCTAGACGAAACATATCAATATTCCCTAACTATTCCCAATTATAATGGAAAAATATGGGAATATATTAGTGGATGGAGTTGTGAAAATTTTCTTAAACAATGTGTTGAAAGGAATAATCTTTCTAAATATAATTGGGTTTCTCAAGAAAAGTATCGTAATTTACTTCAAATAATAAAAGACTTTAATTTCCATGATTGTAGTCATAAAAATATAATGATAGAGGGTGTATGTCATCTTCAAAATCCTCAAAATCAAATAATAGAAATATGAAAAATATCTTTTTAGATTGTGGAACGCATTTATGTGAAGGATTAATTAATTTCTATAATAAGGGAATTATAGATGATACCTTTGAAATACATACATTTGAAGCAAACCCAGAATGTAATATAGAGGAAAGAATTAAACAAATTCCTTTAAATATAATTCCATATAACAAAGCAGTATGGATTGAAGATGGATTTATATACTTTAATCAAGAAAACCATCAAGAGAGTAGAACCGGCTCTCCAACAGACGGATATTCAAATATTGATGGATGGGGATCATCTGTTGATGGTATAGGATTTAATCATCCTGGATATAATACTAAAGTTAAAGTACCAAGTATAAACTTCAGTAAATTTGTCTCTGAATTTCCATCCGAATCAAATATAATTTGTAAAATAGATATTGAAGGAAGTGAGTATGAAGTTCTTAGACATATGATTAGAGAAAATACAATTACAAAAATAAAAGAATTATATATAGAATTCCATGAAAGATTTATGCCTGCTGAATCTCCAGAAACAGAACAAAAACTAATTACTCAGATCCAGGATTTAGGAATTAAAGTACATACCTGGTTTTAATATAATAACATGGATATATATTTTAAAGAAACCCCAGCAGGTCATTTTTGCCTTATTGAAAAAGATCTAATTAGTAGCTGTATAGCCAACTCAGGATATTGGGAACCTCATTTATATTATTTTTACTCTCAATTTATTAAACCCAATTACACCATTATAGATGGAGGAGCTAATATTGGTTTTCATAGCATACAATTCGCTAAATTAGCAAATGAAGGTAAAGTATATAGCTTTGAACCACAATCACTAATATTTAATGTTCTATCAACTAATTCACTTATAAATGGAACAAGTGATATAATCCTACAATATAGATTAGGTTTAAGTGATACTGATGGTAACCTAAAAATGACTCCACTCAGTGAACAACAATTCTCAGAAACTTGTATTAACTATGGAGGAAGAGGAATAACAGACTCAGATTTGGGTGAGGAAGTAGTAGAATTAACAACTATAGATAACTTACATTTACCTAAATTAGATTTTATTAAACTAGATGTACAAGGATTTGAATTAAAAGCACTTAAGGGTGGTGAAAATACTATTAAGTCTAATTACCCAATAATGTTTATTGAAAATTATCTTAATTTAGAAGTAGACCAACATGTAATGCAGTTATTAGAAGATTGGGGGTATGTAATATATAGATTATTATGTACTGAGAATAAAGAAGATTGTATAATAGTACATCCAGAAAGACACATTGAAGAAATTAAATTTATTGAAACACAAGATAAAATAAAATGGACAAAATAACGTTTTGCATACCTAGTAAAAATAATTTAAGATACTTAAAAACATGTATCCCTTCTATTCGTAAAAATTCATTTAGAAAAGACCATGATATTATTGTATTTGTAGATAGCGATAATGATGGGACTGTAAACTGGTTAGAAGAAAATAAAGAACAATACAATATTACATACTATATTAACCCAGATCTAGGAAAACAATTATTTGGAATAGGTAAAGCATATGATTATTGCATTGAACATTCTCAAACAGACATATGTATGATATTTCATGCTGATATGATGTTAGGTAAGGATGCTGATTTAGAAGCATATAAACATATGCAATCAAAAACAGTAGTATGTTCTACTAGAATTGAACCACCTCTACACCCAAATGCTGGAGAGAAAATACTTCAAGATTTTGGAGTATGGCCTGAAGATTTTAAAGAAAATGAATTTAATGAATTCGTAGAGCAAACCAAACAACAATACGAGGATAAAATAACCAATGGTATATTTGCACCGTGGATGATATATAAACAAGACTTATTAGCTCTAGGAGGACATGACCCTATATTAATGTCAGCTAGAGAAGATTCGGACCTATTTAACAGAATGAAATTAGCTGGGTATAAGTTTATTCAAAGCTGGAAGTCTTTAGTATACCATTTAACGGGAAGAGGAGGACAATTTCAACACGGAGATATAGAAAAAGCTAAAAGTGAAGAATGGCAAAAACTAATGAATAATTCAACTAAAGAATTTATTAGAAAATGGGGATCTCCAGTTAAACATACTCCATTAATGGATCCTATAATACTTCCTAAATATAATATTGCCTTTGTAATTAATAACGGTAATTTACCATTATTAGACGCATTAGAGCCATGGTGTGATAGGATATATGTTAATGAGAAATTTAAGGTAATAGGTAGAGCTTGGGATTATGTTGAGATGGAACAGAGTAATACCAAATTTGATTTAAGTAAACGCGTATTAACTATAGAAAACAATGATCCAATTAGTGAAAATGATATAGTAGTTGAATTTGATGGAAATCAGATAACCCAACAATCATTCCTCATATTACAGCAGTTACCCGATATTATACAGAACTCGGGAGCGATCGGAACATTTGAATTAGATATATTTAAAATAACAATCAATAGTTTAGAAACATACGAACATACTTTAATATATTTATAGAAGAAAAATATATATTATGGCTACTTCTTCAAAACGCAACGCACCAAAGTTAAGCAGAATTGTAACATTAGGAGAAATTGAGTCAGAACTTATCAATAATATCATACAATTAATATATGAAATTAATGATGAAGACGCGAAAAAAACGCATGCTGAACCAATTAAGCTCATAATCAACTCACTTGGAGGCGAAGTGTATAGTGGCCTAGCTTTAATTGATGTCATTGATAGTTCACAGACTCCCGTTTATACAATATGTCATGGTTCATGCATGTCTATGGCGTTACCAATATACGCTGCTGGTCACCATAGATTAGCAAGTAAAAATGCTACATTCATGTATCATGAAGCATCATATGCCGCTGAAGGAAAAGTATTACACCATAAACAAGAATTGAAAGAAACTGATCGTATTGATATATTATGTGATAATTACTTATTATCTAAAACTAAATTCACTCAAAAACAGCTGACAGATATTAAAAATAAGCGTGGAGAGTGGTATTTTGATATAAAAGTAGCTACTAAATATGGGCTAGTAAACGAAGTAATTTAATATTTATATATAAACATAAACAATGGCTGACAATAAACCAAAATTAAAAATCGACGTAAATCATAACCCAACTAAGAAGGGTATTAAAGTACAGTTTGTACTACCACAAACCTTAGAAGGTGATGCTAAAGCAGAGATGACTCAGAAATTACAAGCTAGACTAAATAGTGGATTACAACAATATAATCTTACAGTTAGTCAAGATACAGACGTTCCATACAGTAACGTTATAGGATTCTTAATTCCAATAGCTGATATTAAGTTATTAATTAAGAAAGCTATTACAGGTGGAGCTGAAGCGCCTCCAGAAGAAGCAATTTAATTTTAATAATTAGTTATGATTAAAACTCGAAAGATGAGGAGAAAAATACCTATATTCAAAGTTGTAATGAATGGTAGAGAGGATTACTCCCAACTAACAGAAATACCCGAAATAATAGAGGTAGTAATTGAAGAGACTGTTGTTGCTATTAAAGATGGAATAGAGAAAAATAAAAAATCTATATCTTTATTTGAAGTGGCAAATTCAGATTGTTATATTGACTTAGAGAAAAACAAATGGAAACCAACTCTAGAACATACTATTGGTTACTTTGTTGAAAAGGAAGACTATAGTAAATGTGCTGAGATTAGAGATTTAATAAACAAACTGTAGTTATGGAAAAAGACCCCCACGCGGAAGGTATTAAAAAGTCTATTGAGGATATTATTGGCGCTGATACGTCTTTAAGACGTAAGAAAAAAACAGACGAGGATTTTCAAAAAGAAAAATTTACAAAACTTATTCAAACATTAGATGAAATAGAAGTACGTTCTATGATAATGGGTGGTGATTTGGGTTTAGATTTTACTAAATATGATGATAAATTCTACTCAGTAATTGATGGGTTATTAGGATTACTATACCCAAAAGAAGCATGTGAATTAATATTCTTCTACTTATATGAACGTATAAATGAAGATGGTTCAACTAATGAATTAGTAGATGAAGATGGGAATATAGTTTCCCTCGTTTCCCCAACCGATCTTTGGTATTTAATAAAAATAATCCAAGATAAAATTGGGAAGGCAAAAAAGAAAGCATAAATTAAATCAAACAAAAATAAATAAACAAAATGAAAACAGTTATCGCAATCGCAATGATCGTGGCTTTAGCCTCATGTGGTGGTGCTGCAACTAGCACTCCAACCTCAACTGATTCAACTAAAGTTGACAGTACCGTAGTAGTAGACTCAGTAAAAGTAGAGTCTGTAAAATAATCCCCCTAATAACGGGGCTTAGAGTCCCGTTATTTTTTATTATGCCTGCTGCAAAACCTTTAACTAAGTTTCAAATAGAAACAGCAATGCGCTACACTAAATCAGTGAGAGCAGCCGCTAAGTATTTAGGATGTTCCTATCATCACCTTAAGCCTTTTATGAAGGTACTTAGAGTAGATGATTCAGATCCTAATTCACCAACTTTATTTGATGCTCATAAAAATCAAAACGGTAAAGGCATTCCTAAGTTCTTACCTAACAAACGTAAAGAACCAAATGTTAAAAATATTATCTTAACAGGTACAGGATGGGAATCATTTACACCTGATAAAATAAAAGTAAGACTAGTAGCTGAGGGTTATTTAAGAGATGAATGTTATGTTTGTGGATTTAGTGAACGTAGAGTAACAGACTTTAAAATTCCATTACTCCTACATTTTAAAGATAATAATAAATGTAATTATCTACTTGATAATCTAGAGCAAACATGCTATAATTGCTATTATTTATACGTTGGAGAGGTATTAACACCAAGCCAAATACGCAGTGTAGAAGATTCATCACCACCATTAGCAAAACCATTTGAATGGGACTTAGATGATGAACAAATAGCAAATATGAAGGCATTAGGAATTTTTGAATAATTAAAATAAAAACAATAAATATGAGTTACGAATTAGCACAAAAATATGTTGACTTTCAAATTCCATCAGAAATTAAACAAGCTGCTAAAGCAGGTGTAAGAATGACTGGTTCACTAAATTTCATCAAGATGATGATGTTTGCAGATGAAGTACAATTAACCAATGATAATATTGATTATTATATGGGTCTTCCTCCACAACGATTAGAAGATGAAACGTACGATGAAATGAAAAACAGAGGCAAACTAGCAAAAGCACTATTGAAATATAGAGCACAATTATATGATTATTCAGTATACGAAAAACAATAAAACATGGCACAATTTTTCCAAGTAAAAGTTCAATTTAGAACAGAAGACGAAAGAGGTAAAGTAAAAAAAGAAAACGTAGCGTATTTAGTAGATGCAATGTCAGTAACAGAAGCAGAAGCTAGAACAGTACAATATTTAACCGAGCATGGTGAAGAGGCATTTGAAGTAAAAGCAGCATCTGAATCTAAAATCGCTCAGGTAGTAACAGCTTAAACTTAATAATAGTCAGGTGGCGGAATGGTTGTAGACGCTAGTTGAATGTATTGATTACTTCTGACGCATTCGATGAACAAATAATTGCTAGGTTCAAATCCTGCCCTGACTACAAAATCGTTCGAACGTGGAACGACGAAGACGGCCGTGGCATACCGTAAGATCTGCTCGCTTAGTGGCTCCGTATCGTAGGACGGCACAGTTAGCAACTCTGGTGGTATTCTAAAAGTTGCAAACTCCAGAATAGCTCAGTTGGTAGAGCAGCTGATTTGTAATCAGCAGGTCGCAAGTTCGACTCTTGTTTCTGGATCAAGGATGAGAGAATACAAAGTAGCAGCACCCGTCATCATGTGTAACTCGTGGTGCCAACTACCAGTAACTTTGTTTGGTTGGCCAACCGAACCTCATCTTTATTGGAAGAGTAGCCAAGCGGTTGACGGCACCTGACTTGAAATCAGACATACGGGAAACTGTATCGTGGGTTCGAATCCTACCTCTTCCGCAGCTTGGGTTATGGTGTAATGGCAACACTACAGATTTTGATTCTGTCGTTTTAGGTTCGAGTCCTGGTAACCCAACAAAAAGAACTAGCAAACAAATGACACGCACGGCAGCCTGGAATGTGTGCACACTGAACAGGCAATGCGAACGAAGAGGATGGGATACCTCACTGTGCGTAGGTTAGATTCAACGCCCGTCGCTAGTTCTTTTTTTACATTGTAGGATGGTGAAATGCTCTAGAGCTTGGAATACACAGCGCCCCGTCTAGGCGCCGCGGATCACGAAATAGATAAATGATAATGGGTTGACCACACGCTTGCAAGCACAAATGTCATTTATTGAATCGCCGTATGGAGGTTCAAATCCTTCTCCTACAGCTAAAGAGGATAAAATGTGTAGTAACCTCAAGGAAGCTAGCTCCTACTACACTCTTTAAGTGTTACCCAAAGGGTAAACGCACTGGTATGAGACTTGTTCTCTCAAACTCGATACCTAAAGTTGAGCTGTCAATTGAAAGATTGACTTAATGCCCCGGTGGTGGAACTGGTAGACACGCAGGACTTAAAATCCTGTTCGCTGTAAGGCGAGTGACGGTTCGATTCCGTTCTAGGGCACATAATTATAATCATGGCATGTCATTGTTTACATCTGAAAAACGCAAGCGAATTCTACACGTTACTTAAACAACGTGACCCCGATTTAATCAAGAAAATGGTTAAATGTGTAATGAGCGCATATAAGCGAAATAAAGCAGATATTGATATATTTGATATCACATTCAAAGACATGAGCGAATTGACATTTAATATTGAAAGATCACAGTACAGCGAATTACTCAGCAATTGTCTTAAAGACATGATTGAAATAGAAGAGTACGAATTATGTGCTGAGATTAAGAAAATAATAGATAAAAAATCAAAACACGGGGATGGCATAGGCATTTGATCCGTATGAGATGGGTATGTATACACGCAGAGACATGGCATTCATTCTCTTTAATCATGATGCAAACAATTTAAACGACAACAAAATCGCTCGTCAAGAAATCGGTGCTTCTATTATCAACATGGCTTTTGCTAGAGTTGCTATGGCTGCCTAAGATCTTCGGATCTTTCTTTCCCTGGCAACTTGGGTGAAACAGTAAGTTGCAAAAAATTCCACTTTGGGGAGTAGGGTGTTCATCTACCCGACGCCCACCAGGTTGGGGATGTACGACCATAACACGTCCGTGGAGCTGATGAAAATGTTTTTCTAGTTATGTCAAAACTAGATGGTGGACTGTTACCAAATCGGTAGCCCTAACATACGGTGCAGTAGCAATACAGTACTAAGCGTGTGAGAAGCTGTACATATTTGTACTTACGGAGACGAGGGTTCGAACCCCTCCATCTCCACTCATCTCCCCCTGTTCTCATATATTTATTGGAAACAATAATTATGAAAACAGGGACTAAGGAGTATTATGCCAATTATTATGAGCAAAACAAAGAAGAACATAATTTTAAGTCTATAGAGTGGCAATCTCAAAATAAAGATAAGGCATTAGAATCCGTTAAAAAATGGAAAGGAAAGAATGCAGATAAAGTAAGAGAATGGGATAGATTACGGAAACAACAACAAAATAAAGAACGTAGACAATTTGTAAATGAATATAAATTAACATGTTCTTGTAAAAAATGTGGCGATATTAGACCATATGTCTTAGATTTTCACCACTTGGACCCTTCAGCCAAATCGTTTGACTTAGGTAATGCTTCCAAATATAATATATCTAAATTAAAATTAGAATTAGAAAAATGTATTACATTATGCAGAAATTGCCATAGTGAATTTCATTATTTTGAAAAAAAACAAAATATAATTATTACGGAGTATGTAAAATAAAAAACTTATAATTTATTCTTTACATATCTCCACAAATTTAAAACTAGGGAAGCAGAAATGTTTCCCTATTGTTGTCTCTACATATTTATAGGTAACCATTATAAAATTATGAGACACTTCATTTTAGTTGTCCTCGCAGCATTCCTAATGGTAGGTTTTGTGGGTGATAAACGTAAAATGAAAAGATCCCACCATAATCCTACTAAACTGTGTGTAAACAGCGTCACAAACAACATTAAAGTTGGCCCTCTAACGGGCAATCAGAATTTATCATTTGGAGTTAAAAATATACTTGAAGAAGTAGCCCAAGACCGAGGATGGATACTCGTAGATAGATTTGAAGCAGATCAAGTACTCGATGTAGAAATAGTTTATTTCGACTACGAGCAAACTAAAAGTAATATGTCTGTATTTCATAAAAATGAAAACAAAATCATTATTACAATACAAGGTACAGTCACCGAAAACGGAAAGGTAGTAAAATCAACCTCAGTTACAGACAAATCAGGAGAAGTAGTTTCGTCAACAGGAATAGTAGCGGAAGGGGGAACCTTTAGCTCAGTTATGGTAAGAAACGCAATCAAGAAAACTTGCGTTGTTATGGCTTATCGTATACTATAAAAACTGAAGCATGAAACAAACATTAGTATTATTACTACTATTAATAGGATTTAATTCCTATAGTCAAAACTGGCCTAAAATATGGGTCCCTTCAAGTGTAACTAAAGATATCAATGGTGGCACTATTAGTAAAGGAGATACTGTAGATGTTGTAATTGAAATGAATAGAAACTACAACGATCAAGAACCATTATCAAATCAAATCCGCTCAATACTATTTGATTTTCAACATCAAAACGATGCTTTTAAGTTAATAAACATGATTGTCCCTACTATTGGTAGTGGAGCAATACCTAATACCAACTACAGTATTAGTAAAAATGAATACCCAGGATATAACTATTTAGAATCAACTTTAAACACAACTACTAATGGTAATACAAATTATAACTATAGTAACTATGCTTATAGTCCAACAAGTGTTAAACAAATTACTCGTGTTAGTCTAAATATTAATGCTAATTTAGGTAATGGGGTTATTTTTATACTTCGTTTTATAGCATTAAATCCAAATGCAGGGTATGTATACGATCCTCTAAAAATGAACTTCGCAGCCTGTTTTACAACTACATCCGGTGCTGGAGGAAGTATTATGACAAATCAAATATGTCCATTTATTTTAGATCCTACTGCTAACTCATTATTAACATTAAAAATGGAAAATAATAGTAATTTAGATATGGGTTATATGCCTAAAGTGTATATTGGAGAATATGCACAAGATGGTACTACACAAGTAGATGTAAAAGAATTTAGCATAGCATCTAATGGTGTTGTAAATATAGATCAAAGTTGGTTAAAAACAAATACTAACTATTTTATTATGCCGTGGGCACCACTAGATAGTGCGTATTCTATACAAGATAAAGCAGTAACCGTATCTGATTTTACAGCAGCCCAAACTGAGTTTATTAATCAAAATCTAGATAAAACATATAGTAACTCAAATATGCAAACAGGTATGAGTTATTATGCCTCGGATGTAGATAAGAATCAGATATTTGATGCTGCTGATGTTAATAAAATATTTACTCAAGTTACAGGGGCAGGATATCTGTTAACTGTTAATCAAGCAAATTCATGGAATAATAGCGTATTTACATTCTTTACAGATAGTATGTATAATAATTTAAAAACTACTAATTGGTCTACTATTAACTCTTGGAAAGTAGATTTCAAAACATCATCTGTAAACCAAAATGTTAATTTAAAATACTCAATATTAGGAGATATTAATCGTTCACACTCATCTCAAGTAATAACAACTACAGGTCAGATTATAAGTAATAGAATAGCAAATAATTCTAATGTAACTACTCCTTTGGTATTCATTAATACACCAAATGAAATATCAAATATAGACGTTAATTTAAACAACGTTACAGTGACGTCTGATAATATTGAAATACCATTTAAAGTAGATTCAAAAACAAATAAAACATCAGCATTACAATTTGAAATAGTATATGACGCAACTAAAATTAAATTTGAAGAAATAAAATCTGAATTACCTAATACATGGTTTACATTTGTAAATCCAACAACAGGCAAAATTAAATTTGGAGCAATTGATAAAGATTTAAAAACTCCAATTACGGGAGCAACTATACCATTCAAATTAAGATTCTCCTCTATAGGAAGTGGAGTTGATGTATTATCTCAAATTAAAATAACATCAAATATGGATGCTAGTGATAATAAGGGTAATCAATTAGGAATCAATTTAAATATAGTAACCATTAAATTAACAGGATACAATAAATTTTAATTATGAAAAAATTATTATTAACCACATTAATCGTTTTATTAGTAATTGGAGGATGTCAAAAAATTGATGTTCCTATTATTAAACCACAAATAATAGAGCTAGGTAAAACATCAACATCAACTCAAATTAATAATATAACACAAGTAAATAATGTATTTACTATTGGGTATACTGTAACTACAGGAGCTAAATATTCAGTACAGATTATACCATTTGGAAGTGAAACACCTGTAAAAACATTAGGATTTACGGCATTAACAGATACAGTTACAAAAACATATGATTTAAATTCTTTAGATAAAAAAGATTATGATATCATATTAATCGATATAAACGGAACAGAAACAAAAAGACCTATAAAAATTAAATAAAATGGCAAAAATAACTAAAACAACTAAGACAACAGAAGAAGCGGCAATGGCTAAAAACGAAAAACACAATGATGGTACAATGAGTGGTTTAAAAAAGACCATGATTGGTACTATTGGTACATTAGTAACAGCAGGTGGAGCATTTTTAATGACGTATATGCAAAAACCAAAAGAAGGTGATGTTAAACAAGCAGCACCCCAAAGTATTAATATTAATATGCCTGCTCAACAACAGGCAACTTCAAATAGTAAAACAGTAATCATCAAAGAAAAAAGTAGTACTGCACCTCAACCAGTTGCTCCTGCTACTAAGAAAAAAGATGGTGATGAATTTAAAGAGAAACCTGCTCAGTGGTAATTACCCCTTGTTAACCGTTAAAAATTAAAAGTATGAATTTCAAACAATGGATCATCGACTTATTTAAAGATGAGAGAGGATCAACATCAATCAAACCAGTTATTGCATTTGTAGGTGCTTTATTCCTATGTGGAACAATGTTAGCGAATAGCTTTTCAAAAGCTGATTTCGCTCCATCTCCAGATTTAGTAAATGCAGTAATGATTATCACCGCAATTGGTATGGGTGCTGATACATTAGATAAATTTACTAAAAAAGCAAAAGCTGAAGAACCAAAAACAGAAGAATAATTAAGGGAGGGTTTAGGCCCTCCTTTCCTTTAACCATTAAAACTAAAAAATGAAAAAACTAAAAAACATAGGTCGTGCTATTGCTATGGCATCCCTATTATTAATGTCAGTAATGATATTTAGTATAGTATTTTTCGAATTGTATCTAGTCTACTTAAATACATCAGGACAAATCGAAAAATCAGAAAAAATAATGAGCGATATTGATTTTAAAATTGATGGAACCTATAAAACTAACCCCAATAATATTTGGTATGAAAAACCTACTGATAATATTACCTCTACTAATAGCATTAAGTAGTAAATCTCAAAACATTGGTACAACCAAAACAGAGGAATATAAAGCCTCGTTTGAAACCAAAGTAAATATTGACTCATTAATGGATTATAGTGGCCCAACCATCCCTATTCAGATATTAAAATGTGGTATAAGCGATGAAATATATGAACAATACCCAGAACTCAAAGAAAAGAAAGTCGGTCTTGGTGTGGCGAATATATCTATGGAATACCTTGAAAATCTTAACCGTTTTACTTTTACTGAAGATAAAACAGAAATAAAGAATAGAATGGTAAAACAATTTCAGGCATCACAATCTGGAATTAGTCAAGATAAATTAGATGGACGTGGTAAAATACGTCTTGCTCATTACTTCGTTGAAATTGAAGTATATGATTTCTCAGTAAGTGAAGATGAAACAGTTAATCTAAAAGATGGAGTTAAAAATTTAGTTGTAACTCGTTTAGGTTTACAAGTACGTTTTACTGATGCTGAAACGGGTGAAATACTATCAGCAAGTGGATTAGGTGAAGCTAAAACAACTCGTGAAATGAGTTTAATGAGTGATGCTAATTTATCTGATATTAAATTTAACCAATCAACAATAGGAACGACAACTAAAAAAGCATTAGATATAGCCTGTAGTAGAATATTACTGAGGATGATTAAGAAGAATATATTCAAGAAATAATCTAATGAATGTTGAAAAAAATAATATACACGTTATTACTAACGTTAGTTAGTTTCATAACTAAGGGACAGGTTATTACTCAAACCTATATAGACCCATGTGATAGTAAAACATATACTGTTACATTCCCTGTCCAAGCCCAAGCTGTAATGGTAATAATCAGAAATGAATATAAATCATTTAGCTATACTGAGGCAGCATCTGGAGCAGTATACATATGGGTTAACCAAGTATTATCTAAACCATGCCCCGTAACAACACCAGTAGTAACAACAGCGGTACAACAAGCAGTATCCCAAGCAGCAGCACAAGCAGCATCACAAGCAGCAAGTTCAGCCGCATCCTCAGCAGCAAGCGCAGCAGCATCAAATGCAGCAAGTGGAGCAGCATCAGGAGCCGCTTCAGGAGCAGCAAGTGGAGCAGCATCATCAGCAGCTTCAGGAGCAGCATCGAGTGGTGCGCCACCACCACCTCCCTCATCATCTTCATCCCAGTCTTCCTCATCATCTGGCTCTTCATCTTCATCAACCTCAAGTGGGGAGAGCAGCAGCGGAGGAAGCAGTTCAAGCAGCGAATCAAAAACGGAATCCAAAACGGAAAGCAAGAACGAATCAAAAACCGAATCAAAGGAAGAAAGTAAATCTGAAACTAAAGAAGAAAAATCAGAATCTAAAGAGGAAAAGAAAGAAGATAAAAAAGAAGAGAAGAAGGAAAGCAAAAAAGAGGAAAAGAAAAAAGTAATAATAAATCCCGTAATGATTGGTTCTGATCTAACAGTAGGTCAAAATGCAACAGGTGGATTTACACCAATTATATCATTAAGTATGTCTCAATCATCGGCTACCGGTGAATCAAGTTGGGGTGTTAGTTCAATGATTTGGGGTGATTTAAAATCGTTTGCTCTATCTATCAATAAAAGCGATATGATATTTAAGAACGGCGCTTTAACCGCTATTAAATCATATTCATATACCATTGCTCGTGTAGCTAATACAAACTTAACGTTTGGAGGCTACACTTGGATTAAACCACATCCAAAATATGGAACATACGGTTATAATCTATCCTATATTAACATTAAATTAAAAGACGATGTTGGGTACTCATACTCAACTATGACATCAACAACAGCGTTCTGGACTAAACCATACCCCGTAAGTAAAAGATCAGTATTATCTCCAGGAGTATTTTTAATGGCGTCACCATATGCTTTTAATAGTAAATCAGGAAGTACCTGGAATTACAATGTAACAGGTTTAATAGGTACAGGATATAGTTTTAAATTAAGTAAAAGATTTGGCTTTAATATTGATTACAAAACAAGTATATCAACAACACCAAATACTCCAATACTAAGTTACTTCTTAATAGGTTCTAGAATGATGTTATAGATTTGGTTAAGGCAAAATAGTTTCGTATATTTATTGAAAATAGCAGGTTATGTATAGAATCCAGCAATTCTTCAAACAAATTTACAATTTAATTCGTTGGTTTCCCACTATCTGGAAAGATAAGGATTGGGATGACCACTATATCTTTGAAATATTAAAATTCAAACTTAAAAATCAAGCTGAATATATTGGTAAGAAAAACCGTCATTTATCCGCTAAACGCGATGCTGAAATAATGATGTTATGTGTTCGCTTAATCGAGAAAGTTCAAAGTGAATATTATGGAATGGAATATCACGAATATTACAAATCAAATATTAAATTTGTACCTAGTATTTCCCACCCAGGTAGTTATGAAATGGAGGAGGAACTAATATCAGAACACTACGACAATTATTTTAAAAAATATCCATTAATATATAGAATGGTCCCTGATTTGCAAGCACCTAAAGCAAAAATAGCATTTCAAATGGCTAGAATAAACGGAGAACGAGCACACAAATTATTATTTACAATATTAGAACAAAATATTAGAAAATGGTGGGATTAATTATTGTACTTGTTATTGTATTACCAATAGCTTGTATTTGGTCAATAAGAATTGACAACATGAATAGAAATCACCCCGAGTATAAGGGTGAAGATTTCCTAAACTCAGCAGGGCGTGATGGTTGGGATGAAGATCTAGATCAATCGGCAAAATAAGGGTTATATATTCATGTTATGAAAATACTAACAGCGTTTATACTATGCATAGCTGCTAGTATAATATCATTCATTCAGCTACAAGGACAGATAGCATGGAAATTTCCTAAAGATCATCCATATCTAATGATGTTATTAGGATTACCTATTTCATTAATATTCATTAATACAACTAGAATATTTAATGAATATTATGGAGCTAATTGGCCAGGTCGTTTAATTGGATTTGGAATTGGTATTATAATCTTTACAATAATGAGTTGGTTAGTATTTAAAGAACACCCAACTCCTAAAACAATAGTGTGTTTAGGATTAGCATCGCTAATTGTTGCATTACAAGTATTTTGGAAGAATTAAATTATGATAGTAAATTATAAAGATAAAAGAATTAGTACAATAATTAAATTAGAAATAGAATTAACTGAAGCACTAATCAATGGTCATAAGGCAGCAGATAATGATAAGTTTGCTAAAACTAGAGCTAAACTAAAAAAACTTAGAGAAGAATTAAATATAACTTGAATATGAAACTAGTAGCTATCAGCGATACACACAATAGACATAAGCACTTAACATCTGTAGCTATGGGAAGTAGACTACCGGATGGTGATTTGCTTATTCATGCTGGTGACTTAACTGGACAAGGTATGAAAGGAGAAGTACAAGACGTACTTAAATGGTTAGTGCAACAAGTACCTCGCTATACTCACGGAATAGTATTTACAGCTGGTAATCATGATAGGACATTTGATGGCCCTAAGTTTGGTGATTATAACATCTACGATGATATATTAGAAGGACCTAAAGAAAAGCCATTATGGCTTCAAGAAGCTCTAGCTAGTTTGCCATCCAACATTCACTACTTAGAGAACGAAGACATAACTATAGATGGAGTTAAGATATGGGGTAGTCCAGTAACACCTTGGTTTCATGGAGACAGATGGGCATTCAATAAACATAGAGGTGAAGATATAGATGCAGTATGGAATAAGATTCCAATGGATACTGATATTATTGTAACACACGGACCTATAGCATATAAATTAGATTATGTAGCACACGATCAACACTATGCTGGGTGTGAGCATTTAAGACAACGAATACAGTCAATTAAACCTTTAATTCATATTAGTGGTCATATACATGAATGTTATGGTTATGATTACGATGAGAATACTAACTACTTCAATGCTAGTATCTGCAACCATCAGTACGAACCGTTAAATGCGCCTTGGGAGATTGAGATGGATTTGGAGAGCAGAGAAATAAGCGGTAACTTTATAATATAAAATAAATCAATGGCACTTAAAAAGCAATTAAAAGAGGTCAAAGCAAAAATATTATATTGGCAACAATACCCAGCTACCAATTGGTTAGGTAAAATATACCAACACCACCAAATAGGGAAGTATGAATATGAGAAGGAACATATTGAGCAATTATTAAAAGATAAAAAAAGTTATGAAAAAGAAAAACCAAACAATGATAAATGAAGTTATTGATAATTTTAATTGGCATAAAGTGTCAGTGGTGATGGAAGAATTAAATTGGAAATGGGCTGGTTTAGATGAAGGTGGAAGTATACCTACTAAATTAGATTTAAAAGTAGCAGCACAAGAGAGACTTGAATCTGCTATTAGGCAAGCATTAAATCCAAAAAATACAGAAGATAAAGACATTGGATGGATTAGTGCTAGTGGTGGATTAAAAGCAACAGCTTGGAGAACAAAAACCTATAAATTAGCTCAAATTAGATTAGAATTCGTCATTGAAGAATGGGATGCTACAAAATAAAATTATATGAAAGTAAAAACACTAAGAAATTATTTAATAGGATTACCAGAAGAGTTCGACGAATTCTTTGTGAAAATGACAAAGCACGAATTTCCAAAAAATGATTCACTAAAGAGATCTGTAGAGAATATTCACGGTACCATAGCAAGATTAGAAACAAAAGAAGTATTCCTATTGGATGAAGCAGGGTCGGACTTTTTTAATAGTGTAAGTAATGACGACTACCAAAATAAAATTATATGAAAGCAATATTAGAATTCAACCTACCTGAAGATAAACAGGACTTTACAGTAGCAACAAATGGACTTAATTTTTGGCATGTGTTATATGACTTAGATCAATCGTTAAGATCTAAGACCAAATATGCTCCTGATGACCTACCTCAAGATAAGTATGATGCATACGAGGAGATTAGGGACGAGCTTCATGAGCTTCTGTCAAATCATAATGTCAATCTTGATATGGTTAGTTAAAATTAAATAATATGGAAAAATATAAAAGTGACTACAAGAAACCAAAGTGGACGTTTAACTTCTATAAGAACTATAGATTTGTATTGATTCCTGAAAAGCGGATAGTAAAAAAAGTATTGTGGAAAGATAAATTCGATTCACCACGATGCGAAGTACCACCATATATTAGAATTGAGTGGTTGTGGTTTGGATTTTATGCTGAGCAAGGAAATGATGAGCAGTGGGAACAGTGGTTATGGGTTCATATATACCATGATGGTAATGTAGATAGAGCAAAGAAAGAATGGGAATGGATTGATGGAATAACTAAAAAGTCTACTTGGGACGACACATTTGGAAAATGATTAAAATAATATACTTAATATTTCAGCTAGCAGTAGCATCATCCATACCTTTATTATTATTATGGGTAGCAATTAAAATATCTGACAAAACAAATAAGTCATGAAAACAGCAATGGAACTAGCACTAGCTAGAATAGAGTTAATGAAGGATATAAGTCCAGATAGTATACATTGGAAAATGTTTAAAGATAATTATATTCAACAAGAAGAGCAACAGATTCAAAATGCTTATTGGGTAGCATATAAAGAAGGTCAGTATAGTGGTGATAGAACAGCAGAAGAATATTATAAAGAAACGTTTAAAGATAATATATGAATTACATTTACTACGCATGCTATGCATCAGATAAAGGTTCAATAGCAGCATCAAACACACTTGAAGGACTATTTGAAATAGTAGATGACCATATGGGAGCTACTGATCAATATGGACACTCAGGAATAAGAACTAAATACGAACCTCATTATAGTAAGTACCCTTCATCAAACGAACTAGAAGGAATTATAACCTATCAAACACCAGATGAAGAAAGGGTGAGTGTTTATATAGTTGACTTTAATCAAAAATAATATGACACCCAAAAAAATAGCAGAAAAATTATATTGTAAGTATATAGATGCAATGCCACACCCAGAACATTCAAATATAGCAACTTATGTTATTGCAAAAAGATGTTCTTTAATTGCAATAGATGAGGTATTAAAATTTTCAAAAGCACATGGGTTTATTGGATTAACAGAAGAATATAAACAAGTTAAAAAAGAAATAGAAAAATTATGAAACCAATACACAAATTTAATGGAGGCAACGGAGCTACATTATGCCACAGATGTAATAGAATAATTTCTATAGGACTAACTGATGATCTATATTGTATAGAACATGGTGGAATGAAAAGAGGATATAAGTACTATATAACACGTCACGATGGATTAAGTAAAAGTGGTAATGATATAAAATGGGTTGAATGGAATGAAGATAGCTCATTTAAAGATAAATTTGATACTATAGCCGTTGGTCGTAGTATGGTATTAGATTTCAGTATGGGTAATTTCAAATGGATGACAACTCAAGTAACAGAGGTTTTGGAAAGCACAGCAACTTATATTAAATTTAAAACGAAAAATAGCGAATACGAACTTTATATTATAGAACATGACAGCAAAACAACTAATTGAGACACTACAACAAATTGATCCCGAAACAAGAATATTTGTTGCAGGATATGAAGGTGGGTATGATGATCTTGTTACTGTGTCTGAAATTAAAGATATAGCATTAGATGTTCATGCTGAGTGGTATTATGGTGATCATGAAGATGCCGACCATTCATATTATAAAGTAGAAGGTAAAACAATAGTTAAAGGTATAGTATTATGAGTTATTCAAGATGGAGTACATCCGTTTGGTATACATTTTGGGCAGCAACAACTGATCTAAGCTACAAATGGCCTACTAATGAATTAAAACGTTCTCAAGTATTTGAGATATGTGATATGCCATCATTTCGACTTACATATGGTGAATTACAAGATAAGGGAATGACTAGTATTTTAGAAGAGATAAATACATTTTACAATAAAGACCATTCAGGTAATATATTTGCTGGATTTGTAGATGGAGTATCTACTTACGAGCCTATGAACTACGTAGCTAAAGAACCAAATATATTAGAAATGTTAGAACTAACAGAATATATAAGAAGATGGGAGGCAGATGTGGATGATCACTTTAAATTCATTAACTTTATAAAGTATGAATGGTATTATCCACTCAAAAATAAATGTTATGAAAAAAGTAAAGCAAAAAGACGTTAAACGAGAATGGTTTATTGTAATGAATTCTGATTTAGAATATTTTGCTGGATTAATGTATGGTGGAGAGATAGTTTGGTGTAGTGATTACAAAGAAGCAAAACCACTAGATGACGAACGCAAATTCGTAACATTAAAGAATATGTGTTTTGGCAATGAACTAATCTTAGATTACATTTAAATAATAAGTTATGACTCCAGTTTACCCAAAGGAAAATCTTGAATATAGAGAAAGAGTATTAGAGCGCTTTCGTAAATTAGTTAAAGATACAAGATGGGATACTTGTGAAGATAAAATATCACCACGTGGACGTAAACCAAAAAAATTCGTTCGCATTGAAACTAAACCTCGATCATCAGAAAAATATAATTGGTTATGACAACACAACTTAGTTTATTCCCCGAAATGGAATCTAATTCTAATAAGTACACATCAGTAAATGATACGTACTTTGGATTTGAATTGTTTGAAGAAATATTAGCGGCTATTAATGAACGAAACAGCGTTACAGAAGATAACATGTTTAGAGCAGGCGTTGGTTCTGCTGATGCAGCTGTTAGACGAATTAGAGAAGAATATTACCACGCAATTTTAATATCGGCAAATGGAGGATTATAATAACGATAAATTAACTAATATCCTTATTTTAATAATTGGTATTGGTTTGATTATAGCGTCTTTGTACAGTGTATTGACGTAATATATTTATAGGTATGAAATACCTACTACCACTGTTATTGTTGTTTTGCATCAATACTTACGCTCAAGATACTATTACATTAGTACATAAGTCATATAGAACTACATTCAGTAAATCAAAACATTATCCAGTTAAGGTAGAGTGGTGGTTAACTAGAGCAATGTTAAGTTGCCCTGTTAAAATAAAACGTACAGATAGATTCGTAGCTGATCCTCAGCTACCAAATGAAACAAATATACAAAAAGATTATGATGGTAATGGATTGGATCGTGGGCATAACTTTAATGCTGCTGATGGTGCCTGTGATCAGACGTCGATGGTAGAGTCATTTTATTTTTCAAATATGACGGCTCAATATCCTTCATTGAATAGGGGTGATTGGAAAGCATTAGAATCAATGACACGTGAATATGCACTTAAAGATGATTCAATTCATGTGTGGTGTGGCTCAATAGGTGTAGCTAAGAAGATTGGAACAACATCAGTACCAACTGAATGTTGGAAAGTATTATACTTTGTTAAAACTAAAGAATGGATGGCATTTTTATTCTCAAATACACCTACTAAACCAACAGGTATCCATTCACACGAGGTAACAGTTGAAATAATAGAGAAACTAACAGGCTTTAAGTTTAAGGCAAAATAAAAGTCATACATTTACTACGAACCAAAAAATAAATAAAATATGGCTATTCAAACGAAAGATCAAGCGCAAGGAAAAGTAGACAAAAAGTTAGATAGAGTTTTAAATAAGCCAAAAAAGTATGTCCCATTGATGGAACGTAACTTCAACGACTTAACTACATTAGCAGAACAATTTGAGTGGTTAAAGCGTAAGCAACGAATAAAAGATAGAAACGCGGCACAATAATATTCGTACATTCATCTAAATTAAAAACGTATGACAAATAATATTGAATTAGATATGAAATGTCTTCAAATAGAAGATTTAGTTAGAGGAATGGTAATGTGTGGTTGCGATGATCTTGAAAAGTTAGTAGCTGCTGTCGATACACATTATACACCAACTAACGAATTTGAAATGGAAATGTATAGCGAAGCTATTATATACGGCAAATTAGGTGTTTTAAACTAATTTGGGAGGCAAAGTAATACTCGTACATTCAACGTATTAAATAATTAAAAAACCAAATAAATAAGTTATGACAAACGAATTAAGCACAACATCAATGATGACTAGCACTAGTTACTCATTAGAGCAAATCAGAGAAATTGCTCCCTCTGTATTTACAGAAACCAAAGCAGCCCATTTAACAGACAAGTACATTCAAACCCCAACATCACGTGTTGTAGAGGATTTAATGGCACTAGGATGGGAAGTAACTAAAGCGCAAGAAGTTAAAGCGCGTAAAGGTAAAGGATTCCAAAAACACCTTGTTGTATTCCGTAACCCGGATATTATGATTAAGGGTAAAGGGGGTGATGATGCATTTCCACAAATCCTATTAACAAATAGTCATGATGGTAAAGCAGCATTTAATTTCAGAGTAGGTATTTTCAGATTAGTATGTAGTAATGGATTAGTAATTAGCGATGCTGATTTTAGTAATGTATCTATTCGTCATATGAATTATACATTCGAAACACTACAAACCAAAATTGGAGAAGTAATTGCTAAGTTACCTGGTTTAGTTGCTAAGATTAATTTATTCAAATCAACTCAGCTAAGTGAAACAGCAATGATTGAATTTGCTACTAAAGCAATAGCATTGAGAAATAAAGAAACGGTTAATATAATGGAAGTGTTACGAGCTGATAGGGATGCTGATATGGGAGATGATTTATGGTCAGTATTTAATCGTGTTCAAGAGAAGATTATTAACGGTGGTTATGGTTACGGACGTAAGAGTCGTAAGGCAAGATCAATTAAGAACTTCCAACAAGATATTAAGTTAAATGAAGAACTATTTGAATTAGCTGATACTTACCTATAAGTAAAATGGGGGAGGCAAAACCTCCCCCTTACATTCACGTTAACCAAATAAATAAGTTATGATAAAAACGTTAGTAATTCACCCTAAGGATTCAAGTACAGATTTCCTAAAACCAATATATCAACATCTTACTGACGCAACGATCCTTACAGGAGGTAAAACTAAAGATGAAGTAAGAGAATTAATTGAACAACACGATAAAATAATTATGTTAGGACATGGTTCACCAAGTGGTTTATTTAGTTGTGGTCAATTTGGAATGGACGGAATGATTATCGATCGAAGTATGGTTGCAGCGTTAGGTAATAAGAAAAATAACATATACATTTGGTGTAATGCAGATCGATTTGTTAATATGTATTACTTAAAAGGATTTTATACAGGTATGTTTATATCTGAATATAGCGAAGCATCATATTGTGGAGTATCATCATTCAAGGGTGAAGTAGAACAATCAAATGCTTTATTTGCAGATATAGTAGGCCAATCTATATTAATGGAAGCTAAAAATATACAAGCTAACACAAAGCTGTTGTATCACATTAAGAATAGTGGAGTCAACAAATACAATAATGATAGATTATATTATAGATAAGTAAAAAATAAATATGGCCCCTAAGAAAAAAGAAAATGATATTTTTATGGGAGATGGACAACATCTAAACATCCAATCCTCTCAACATCTTCAAACATTTAATTCATTAAAATTGTTTACAGTTGAAGATGGTGCTATTGAACTAAATATAGAGATAAAAGCTGATTTTAGTAAGATACCCTCTAAATATCAAGAGGTATTTTTGAATATGTTTTCATCAAAGTATGTAGGTACAGTATCATTTGGTGACAATCCATTTAGCGCTTGTCAACCACTTAAAAAACGCAGATGGTATCAGTTTTGGCGTTCTATAAAATAGTATAATATTTATAAAAAATAAAAATAAATGGCATCAGCACAAGTAGAAATGAAAGTAATTAGTGTGTTATTAGATGAAGCGATGGATAGTGGATTGGAAGTAGAAGTAATATATTCAGCTCTTAAAGTAATGAGAGAAGACGACGCAATCACCCCAGCACAAGCATTTCAATACGCAATGGACGAGTGGGTTAAGTAAATACATAAGCACTCATCATACAAACACTAAAGTGGCTAGGCAAAATTGCTTAGCTACCTTTATGTTAACCAAATAAATAAGTTATGAGTGTAAAATTAATGCAAACCGAAACAACATTTCATGTTGAGTATAATGGAGAAGAATATTCCATTACCATATTAGAAGATGGTGTTATAGGTTATACGAACTATGACGTGTTTGATGACCAAGGTCAATTAGTAGATGAAGATTTAGAAGCAATACTTATTGCTTATTTAGAAGAGCATTTGTAAGGCAAAGTAATGATTGTACATTCACGTTAACCAAATAAATAAGTTATGAACCAAGAAAAAAAACGCGGCCGCCCGGCAAAAGTAAAGAACGTTACCTACGTTCCATCATTAATTGATTTTTCAAACATTACACCCTTAAACAAATTAGATATTGATTCTAAAATGTTAGAAGTAATGAAAAGTGGTTTACCTATAGATGAATTATTATCTGAAGAAGGTGGTTTACCTTGTGCATCAAATTATATGATGATAGGCGATCCTGGAGTAGGTAAAACAA